GATGTTAATACAGAAGCAAAAGCTTATTTTTTAGGATTACTTTCGGCAGATGGTAATTTAAGTAAGTCTCAAAATTCAGTTAGGATATCATTACATGAAAAAGATAGAGAGATATTAGAGTGTTTTCGAAAACATCTTCAATATACTAAACCTTTAAAGTTTATAATAAAAAGTAAAGTAGATTGGAATAGAAGTAATCAATATTTATTACAAATAAGTTCAAGAATTTTTAGAAAAAGTTTAGAAAAAAATGGACTTACACCAAATAAATCTTTCACGTTAGCTTATCCTATAACAATTCCTTTACAATATTCACACGATTATATACGTGGATATTTTGATGGAGATGGATGTATATCAGTAAGAAAAAACAATATTGCTGAAGTTTCAATAGCAGGAAGCGAAATGTTTTGTAATAGTTTAATTCCTATATTACAAGAATTTAAAATTTCTGTACGAGTATGTAAACATTCTACTGCGAATTGTTTTTATGCAAGAATAAAGGGAGGATTAAACGTTGAAAAATTCTATAAGTTTTTATATGAAAATTCTAACATTTATTTACTTCGTAAAAAAAATATATTTGATAAATGGATAACTGAAAGAAAAACTTAAAATAAAATGATAACAGGAGAAAAAAGAGTTAAACTTACACCACAATCTGTTCTTCAAAGAATCAGTGAATATGATATATTCAGATTTTATATGAAAGATTGTGATTGGAAAATAAATAATGCAACATATTCTCCATTTCGTGATGAAAATAATCCATCCTTTATGATAGGAAATAGAAGCGGTAATTTATCTTTCATAGATTTTGCTGACACTTCTAAAAGAGGAGATTGTTTCACATTTGTTAAACTTTTGTTTGATCTATCATCAATGGACGAAGTATTAAAACTCATTGATAGAGATTTTGGATTAGGGATAACACCAGGCACTAATACTAATGAATATAAAAAGATTATTGCCGAATATAAACAACCTGAAGAAGCAGGTAAAAGATATTCTGTTATCCAAGTCATAACAAGAAAGTTTACAAATGAAGAACTTGCTTATTGGAATGAATATTACCAAGATATTCAAGATCTTCGAGACAATAATGTCTATTCAATTTTTAAACTTTATTTCAATAAACAATTATTTCCTTTAAAGGATACAGATCTTAGATTTGGTTATCTATATGATGGTCATTGGAAGATATATCGTCCTTTCCTTGAAAAGAAAAGTAAGTGGGTTCCTAATAATGTTCCTATTACAGCAATGGATGGTAAAGATAATATTGTTAATTGTGGTACAGCATTTATTAATAAAAGCAAAAAGGATTATATGGTAATGAAGAAAATATTTCCATGTTCCTGTGCTGTACAAAATGAAGGAGTGGCATGTTTCTCTCACGAGAATATTGAATATCTTAAAGCAAATTCTGATCGTCAGATATTATCATTTGATTCTGATATAACAGGAGTTGCTAACTCTCAACAAATCACAAAACTTTTTGAATTTGATTATTGTAATGTCCCAAGAAAATATCTTTCCGAGGATATCAAAGATTGGGCAGACCTTGCAAGAATTCATGGAATGAAAGTAATAGAAGATTATTTAAAACAAAAACAAATATTATGAAAATACATACATTAGTTATGACCATACGAGATGTGGAATTGAAGGTAGAATATGATTATCTTCCTGCTATTCCTGCTGTAGAATATTTTGATAATGGTGATCCTGGACATCCTGGAACATCAGAAGATGTAGGGATATATTCTGTAAAATTACAAGGAATTGAAATTGTACAACTTATCAAATCAGAAATATTTGAAGAAATAGAAAAAGAATGTGTAATATTTAACAATGATAAAAATGGATGATGTGATATTTAAAAAAGGAGATGATGTTTCTGTAGCTATGGGAGGAGATCGTAAAGATGCAGTTGTAATAACTGATACTGTGGGAGATAAGACTATAGTGGAAATAGAATACATTGATGTTCTTGAAAAGAAAAAAAGCACACTTATAATGAGACTTAAAAACAACTTAATTAATAAAAAATAACATGAACTTATCAACTTATGCAATTTCAAAGGACGCTTTAATTGCTGTCCCAACACCTGCTGATACAAGAACTTATAAAGCTGTATCACATGAAAAATTAATGGATCTAACTCTTGAAGGAATTCATCATTCTGGATTTATTTTAGACAAAGAAACTTATTCTGCAGCTAGATATGGAAATGTTGCTAATGGTAAATACACCATAAAAAATGTAGCAGATTCTGAAATGCAAATTCAAATTGGTTGGCAAAACTCTCTTGATAAATCTATCAGTCTTAAATGGGCTATGGGTGTGCATATCTTTATTTGTTCCAATGGAGCAATTAGTGGAGATATGGGAGCATTTAAAAAGAAACATGTAGGAGAAGTACAATCTTTTACTCCTCAAGCTATTTCTGAATACATTAAAACAGCAGGAGATATCTTTCTAAGTCTGCAAACAGAAAGAGAAGCTATGAAACAAATAGCACTTACAAAACGTGTTACAGCAGAAATTATCGGTAGAATGTATATTGAGGAACAATTTATTGAATCCACACAACTAAACATTATCAAACGAGAATTAGATCATCCTACTCATGATTATGGTGCTTCTAATAGTCTTTGGGAACTTTATCAATTTGCAACATATTCAATGAAAGACGTACACCCTACATTGTGGATGCAAAATCACATTGATGCTCATAAGTTCTTTGTTAATGAAGCAGGATTTCTTAAAGAACTTCCTAAAACATTAATTATACCTGAATTATTTGTTCCAATGAATCAATTAGATCTTTTTGAAAACGTAGCACAATTTTAATATGAATTGGGAAAACTTTAAAGAATTCTTTCATGAAAGTTGGCATTCTAAAGTGAGACCCTTTATAGAAAGTTCTGAATGCGATGAAATTTATGCATTTTTAAAGAAGGAGTCAAAGAGGGGCAAATCTATAGCCCCTCTTTCTTCTAACGTCTATAGATGTTTCCTTGAGACACCATATGATGAATTGAAAGTTGTGTTAATGGGCACATCCCCATACCACACTTTTAAAGGAGGAATGCCTATAGCAGATGGACTTTTTATGGGGTGCAGTATTACAGAACAATTACAACCTTCATTAGAACAATTTTATGGTGGTATTGAAAGAGATGCTTACGATGGACTTAGTTTAAGTATGATTAAAGATCCAGATGTAAGTTATTTAGCTCACCAGGGAGTGTTATTATTGAATGCTGCTCTCACTACAGAAATTAATAAAGCAGGATCTCATTTAACATTATGGGAACCATTTATTAAATATCTATTCGAACATGTTTTTGATATAACAGGAGTTCCTGTTGTATTTTTAGGAAAAGAAGTTGCTAAATATCAAAAATATGTTACACCCTTCACTTGGAGTTTTGCAATAAGTCATCCAAGTAGTGCTTCCTATAAGAATTCAGAATGGGACTCTGAAGGAACATTTACAGCAATAAACAAAATACTAAACGATAATAATAATTTTGAAATTAACTGGTTAAAAACTGAATAATTATGGAAATACACATAAAAGATTTACAAGTAGGAGATGAAGTATTAGTTCCTAGTAATGGAAACTTTATCTATGCACGAATTCTTAGAGAACCTCAAATAGCTAAAACAAATGATTGGCAAGGAAATCCTCGTTATAAAGCTATAAAAGGAAGTACACGAAGAGAAAAAAAAACATTTTCAAGAACGTGTGGCGCCAACAATGCAATTCACACATGGAAAAAAGATGTATATATTGTTACACCAGATGATCATAATATAGATAAATATTTTGATCTTAATTATAAATCAGTTTGGTTAGTGAAAGGAGAACCTAGATAATGGATAATGTTATATCAGATGTTAGTGGAGAATTAAAAACAGGTGACCTAATAATACTTTCTACAGGATATTCTCTTGATATTGGGTTTTATTTAGGTAGAGGTAAAACAGGTACAATGCAATATTATAATCTTTGGGCATTACGGAATTGGTTAAACAAACATAAAAGTAACCCAGAATATAAACCAACGAAACCTTGGAAATCTTATATTAATTCGCCTGATGCATATAGAATTGTAAAATTTCATCCTGATTGTATAGAGTCTCCAGAGTATCTCACCTTATACAATGAAGCAATCGAAGCACTTAAACTCTTAAAATTAAAATCATGATCTTAGAAAAACAGAAAGAAGCACAAATTCTTACAGAAGGAAATTCTACCGAATCAATTGGCATGTCATTAGACTTAGATTCTGCACAAATTTTAATGCAGATGTTAAGTAAGAATCTTTATTCTGATGCTATAGGCTCTACCGTTCGAGAACTTGCAAGTAATGCACTTGATAGTCACAGGAGAGCAAATATAGACAAACCAATAATTGTTTCCTTTAAAATTACTAAAGATAATAATTATGAATTTACAGTTGAAGATTTTGGAGCAGGATTAGACCATAATGATGTTGTGGGGATTATTAGTAAATATGGAAAATCTACTAAACGAAATAGTACCACAGAATTAGGAATGATGGGTCAATCCTAGGCCCCCTACAAAAGTAATTTTGTATGAAAATTGCATGAATTTTTGGAAATCTAAATTAAATTCTGTAACTTTGTGTCCTAAACATAATATTCTTATGGGATACAAGTATAAAATTGATCACAATTATTTTAAAAAAATAGATAGTGAATATAAAGCCTATATTTTAGGATTTATATATGCAGATGGTTGTATATCACAACCAGTAGGAAATAGACAATTAAATTTTAGAATAGGGGTTCAAGAAGAAGACTCTTATATATTAAACAAATTATCTATTGATGCTGCTGGTGGACAAATCAACACTGTAAAAACACCTTCTAGTATAAGTAGAGGTTATAAACCTCAAGTTTGTGTAAATGTTAGTTCTAATATTTTAGGACAAGATTTAATAGATTTAGGATGTGGTATTAAAAAAAGTAGAAACGGAATGAATTTTCCAAATATTTCTACAGAAATGATATCTCATTTTATTAGAGGATTTATGGATGGAGATGATAGTATTATAATTAAACCTTTAGGGTATAAATATAAACGAAAAACTACACGTTCTATATCAAATTCTCATATTCAACAATATAAATTAAAAGTGGCTTTCTGTTCTACAGATAAACAATTTTTAGAAAAAATTATTGAATATTTACCTATTAAAAAGTCTTATATAGCTGAAAGAATAAGAACACAAATAGTATATATTTTATGGATAGAAAATAGTCAAGATGTTCAAGACTGTTTAAACTATCTATACAAAGATGCTACTTATTTCTTAAAAAGAAAACGTGAAAAATTTGAAGAATTTAACAAGACAATCAAAAGCCAAGCCAAAGATACATCTTTGGAAGGTTTAGAGACTACCTGAGCAATATAGTTTGCTTAATAACAGGAAGTAGTATGGGTTAGTAACCATATGAAAAAGCGTGTAACCTCCTTATGGGAGGATGATATAGTCCGACACTCTAAGAAATTAGAGATTAACAGAATCCGCTAGGATTTAAATCCCCTCTTTCATATTGTTCAGCATTCTATTTTGTTGCTCGAAAGGGTAATGTAGAACGTAAGTATATGATGTATGAAGGAGAAGAAGTTAATACTATTGATCTTCTTTACGAAATGCCAACTAATGAATCTGATGGCGTAAAGGTAATTGTTCCTGTAAAATGGAGTGATAGAAACATTTTCAAAAACAAAATTAATGAGCAATTGGCATATTTTGAAAGTGTATATTTTGATGTAAATGTTGCAGGAAATGTTATGGAAAATAATTTCTCTATCCTTCGTAGTGAAAATTTCCAAATTTCAAAAATATCTACAGATCTGAATTTACACATTTGTCTTGATAATGTCTATTATCCTCTTGATTTTAATAAATTAGGAATTGAAAGAATTAATCTTCCTTTTGGAATGAGATTTTCACTTACCGATGGTTTATTTCCAACTCCTAATCGTGAATCAATTCGTTATACACAAGAAGCAAAAGCAATAATTCTTGATAAAATCAAGATTGTAGCAAATTATTTTGCAAATAAATATAACGAAACAATTCATGATACAAAGGATATACATGCCGTCTTTAAATATTATAGTCATAAAGATAAACAATTGATATTTAATAATAATACATATTCAATTAGGGAACTTTTAAACTATACTTCTATACCAATAACTTTACCTAAACTTATTGGTGTAGACTTATTAGACCTTTATAAACTCTATAAGACTAAATCATGTTTAACGAATGAATATTCTGTTAAATATACTTTATCATATGGACGAATGAAAGAATTTAAACATTCTCGTGAGGTTAGTCTTATATATGATAAAGGACAAGCATTTGTATTTAATGATAGAATAGGTAGTGTTAAAAAAGAATATTTAAAAACTATTCTTCAACATAGTATTTATTATTATTTTATTAAACATGTAACATCTTACACTTTATATTCTAAACTACCTTTAATTCAAAGTGATGATTGTTATTATTCAATATTAAATCTGGCAAATCATCCTAAAAGTGAATGGAGACAAAGAATTAAAGAATTCCAATATGTACAATCTTTGATTGTTGGAGATTATATAGATCTTGATGCAATGGATATTCCTAAAAATTGGTTAGATGCTAGAAAAGTTAAAGCTGTAACTGTTGGTGGAAATGTTGGAAGAGCACCTAAACTTCAAGGAGAAATTATTGGTAAGGAAGCTTCTCGATTAGAAAGATATGTTGATGGTAAAACTTGTAAATTTGTTCCAACCACTTATAAATTGGAAAAATTAATAACTCAACCACAACTTATGATCTATGCATCTCATGCAGAAAATGATAAATTAGACAAACTTTATAATTTATCACATGTACAGAAATTAAAACTTGTTACATTTTCTGATAGAGAAATTACAGCATTATCTAAAGCAACTATTCATAATTTAATGCCAATAACTACATTCATGAAAGGAGAAAATAAACCATTTAAAAGGTTAGTAACTGCATATCTTATTAGTATACTTGGTAAGACCTATCGTAACACCTTTAATAAAACTAATAGGATTAAAGAAATATCTGAAGAACTTGGAGCAAAACTTGAAACATTAACAAACTATTATAATAAAAATTTTAGAAATGTTAATGATAATGAGATATATGAAGCAATGTTAGAAATAGCAAAAGAAAACAATCTTTATGATATGACTATATATTCTACTTATGTCGAAGTGAAAAGGGTATTAGATAAATTAGAGTTTATTGAACCAATAGCACAGAATTTAAATAGTTATACGCGCAATGATCATACTGATAAATTAATTAATGCGTTGCGTGATCTTTTTAAATATCATAAATATAGAATTGATTCTAAGCATTACAACCTTAAATTAAATGATGAAGTTTCTTTAGAAAATGAAGAATTAACTGAAGAAACTGTTGACGAATTAATAAATAATGACTAACTTTACGGGAGGGGAGAAAATCTCCTCTCCCTTTATTTTAATAAACAATCAAAAACAAAAACAACATGGGTTTATTTTCATTAAATTGGTTTAAGACCAAACAAGTAGATGAATTATCACTACTTAAAATTGAAGAACAACGGATTAAAAACGAGCTCCTTCGTAAAGAGCTAACTCCTACATCAACAACTGCAGGAACAATTAACGTTAACTATGTAGATGATTCTGTAAAATACAAACCTTATAAGTTTGTAAAACTTGTAAATTCTGTATTGACTATTGTATTAGAAGATGGGTCCATTCTTAGCAAACCTAATGCTACAGAACTTGATTTTCTTACTGCACGAGGTGCTTCTTCAGAACATGAACTTATTAACATTATTTCTGATAAAACATCTTCAGATGTTAAAACAAAAGAAGAAAAATCAGCGAGTAAAACTCACGCAATTATTAAAGGATTTCAAATCCTATCTAAATTAGATGATTTTGAAGTTAAAGAAGGTAGCATTTATTTAAAAGGAATAAATAGAACTCTTCCTCCTTTGTTAGTTGAAAAGTTTGGACAGATTGCTTATCAATATCTTAATGGAAATCCAGAACTTGCTAAATGGGGAAAAGATTTGCAACAAGATGAAGAATATATTGGTTTGAAAAGATTCTTTATGTGGTGTTGCTTGAATCCTCGTGCAGAAGTTGCAGATAAACTTTATGATTTCCTTGATAGGAATGAAATGAAGATTACCAAACAGGGATTTTTCATTGCGTTAAGGAATGTTGTAACAACAGATAGTTCTGATCCAGAACTTGTAGATGCTATTACTAATGCCTATAATAAAATTAAGGCTGTATGGAAGAAAAAACCTTCAGAATTTTGGTTAATTGAAAATGAAGGAGAATATTTCATTGAGAAAAATCAACAAGGACACCATTCTGGTAATATTATAGGTAATCTTCAAGATCTTTATTTAGATCTTCCTAATATGAAAGGAAATAAATATACTGATGATTGGACTCATACATTTGATATTCGAATTGGTCAGGTAGTTAGTATGCCTATGAAGGATTGTAATTGGAGCACACAAGATTGCGCTGCTGCTGGGTTAGTAATGTAGCCCCCTCACACAGTAATGTGTGAATGAAAATTGAGCAAAAACGGTGAAACCCTTTTGTTAAATAATTGTTAAATTATTTAAACATTGTTGTAAGTATGGTTATATTTGTTTATCTTTGTATAAAATTAAGATTATGATATACAATATAGACAAAGAAACTAAACAACAAGAATATTTAAAAGCTTGTGAATTAAGTAAGATGGGATTTACACAAAAAGAAATAATAGAAAATACATTATTTCCTACATGGAGAGTTTTAGAATTTTATATGACAACAAACAATCTAAAACTTCCATTTCTTAATGTGCGTAGAACTCATCAAAGTGATAATACCTTTTTTGAAAAATTAGATTCCTTTAAAAGTTCTTATTTATTAGGTATAGTTTATGCAGATGGTTGTATTTATAATAATCATAGATTTGGATTTTGTTTAGCAAAACAAGACGAAGAATTAATTGATTATATTAGAGATAATATCTGTCCAACTGCTATTAAAAAAGAAATACAGAATACAAAGGGAGCTAAAAATAGACAACCTCAAATTCAACTAAGAATAACTAATCATAGATTAGTTAAAATACTTAAGGAAACTTGGGGAGTTAGAGAAAGAAAAACACTTAATGCTGGACTTATATTTCCAAATATAGAAAAAAGATATTTATGGAATTTTATTTTAGGATTAACTGATGGAGACGGAAATATATATTTTAAAAAATATATAAAGAAGGATTACAAAAGTTTTAGAATTACCATTTGTCTTACTGATTTACCATTCTTATTAAAACTTCAAGAATTTCTTATATCAGAAGGAGTTAATATTAGTTTATATACTAGACAAGGGAAAACTTGTAAGTATTATTTATTACAAACTACTAGTAACAAATCTGCTGTAAAATTTTGTGAGAAAATATATGAGAATTGTGAATTTTTTCTAAAAAGAAAATATGAGAAATATTACAAGTTTATAAATATGGGCAATACCGTGCTAAACACAGAAATTAACAAATCTGTGTCAGTGTAACGCATAGATAGTGAACCTCTTAATTGAGAATATAATCTATCCACGAGTGCTCGACAACCTATTTAGGTTGAAAATATATGCTGAACTTACACAATAATAAAGTGTAAGAGGTAGAGGATAAAAAGCCTCTACGGTAACAAATTGTACATTTTGCAGGACATACAGCTCCTTACGTTCTTTGTGGAGATACAACTGTATTTACTCTTCATAATCCTATGAAGGTAGTTGGTATTGGTAAAGAAAAAGGTAGGTGTTATGAATATCTTCCTTTTATGACTACTAATGTCAAAGAAGCTGATGAAATTATGAATGATCAGGCATTTGATTTTCTTCAATTAGATGAGCAATATGCATTAAATGAATTAGCAACTCTTAAAATAAGAGTGGCAGAAGGATTTACTGCTGAAACTACAAAATATCAGTTTAATCTTCCTGCAATTTCTACTATGGAAATCAATAGTATCATAGATTCATTAGACGCTATGAAAAATGAAATCAGTAATAGGATTAGTATTCTTGACTAAATAATTAAGTGACGTCCTAAATTTTGTAATTTTGGGGCGTCACTAATTTTATTTTTATGGAAAAGAAAGTATTAAAAACAAAAACAACTATTATATCTAAAAAGAAAAAAATAGTAGAGAAACCTTTTGCAGACGGAACATTAAGTAACGCTGCTTTTTTTAGTTTAATAAGAAGTGCTTTACGACAAAAAAGTAGATGGTTTTTACCTATAAAAAACTGTAAAGAACGTCAAAAAATTCCTTATGTAGGTACTAATAAACGTAGAAGGTGGATGTATAAATGTGAAGGTTGTAATAAGTTATTCGATTCAAAAGAAGTCAATGTACATCACTCAATAGAGTGTGGTGAATTAAATTCATTTGAAGATTTACCTGGATTTGTACAAAGATTATTCTGTAATAGTAAAGATTTAAAACTAGTATGTTCAACCTGCCACGATAGAGAACATGGAAGATAAATTATTAACTCTCTATTTAAAAGAAAGTCCTTTAGGTTTAAGATATTTAGGTATAACTTCTAGGAAAAATCCCTATAAGTATAAAGGAAGTGGTGTATATTGGAAAAAACATTTAACTCATCATAACTTTTCTTACATTGATATAAAAACAATTATTTTATATCAAACTTATTCTAAAGAAAAACTTAAAGAAAAAGGACTTTTTTATTCAAAATTATATAACATAGTAGAATCTAAAAAATTTGCAAACTTATGTTATGAATCGGGAGAGTGTAGTACGTTAGGGTATATTCCTACAGAAGAAACTAAAAGCAAATATTTACCTAAAATTTCACACAAGGTAAGAAGATTGGAAGATAATAGAGTCTTTAATTCTGTAAATGAAGCTGCTAGAGAATCTAAAATGTATCCTAGTCATGTTAGACATAGATTAAATTTATATGATTTAACAATAGGATTTGTGTATGTTGATCAAAAATTAGTACAAAAAGCTATTACTAATAAAACTAAATTACACATTGAACAAAATCTTAGAAAAAGAAAAAATATATCTAAGAATAGCAGTTATGTGGGTGTTTCATGGGATAAAGAAAAAAACAAATGGTTATCCCAGATAAGAATAAATAAAAAGAAAGTATTTTTAGGTAGATATAGTTTAGAAATAGATGCTTACAATGCTTATCAACAAAAGTTAAAAGAAGTAATAATAATTTAAAACTAAAGCTAGAGAGATGAAAAATCAAAAAAACTATAGATACATAATATCCTTCTCTGAAGGAGCATATTGTATATTTGATAGATGGAATAGTGTAGCGGTACGTATTGGTAAGCTTAACACAATGATAGGTTTATTTAAGTTCGCATCACTGGTGCTATATTACACAATGTTCTACGATGTTAAATTTATAAAATAAGGAGGAAATAATGGAAAATATTTCATATTCAGAAAAAAAGACAGGTTGGTTAGCAGGAGAAGAAATATCTACTATTGAAGAACTATTAGAAGAAGATATTGAATATTCAAATAGTGATGATTTAGTAGAATCTTGTACATCTTTAATTTATAATAGCTCGCATCTTTATGCAAAAATAAAAAATAAAGATTTGAATGACGCGATAATTCAATTAGAAGGTGCAAAACGATCATTAATATTAACACAATGAAAAAAGTTAATAGAACTGATTTATTAGATGGTTGGTTGAAATATCATAATACCAATTGTAAAGAAGTGATTGCTAAATATCCTGAAGAGATAAAAGAACCTACGTGGTTTGATTTATTTCCTGTTACACAAGAACAGCACGATGAATGGGTTATTTGGGCAAAAACTTATACTAAAGATGTCACCAAACTTTCTAAAAAACTTATTGATAAATATTGGGGATTTATCTATTTAGACACATCACCAACAATTAAACTTTAAAACCAAAAAATATGATAACAGGAACAATAAAAACAGAAGCAGATTATCGTGCTATTATTATGGATAGTAGCTCAAGTCTTAAAGACTTTTCTTTAGATAGAAAGAAATATTATCGTAAATACATTCTTTCAGAATCAGTTGAAGATAAAGATACACAAGCTGCAGTTATGGGACGTGTGGTAGAAACATTATTGTTAGAACCAGAACTATTTGATAGTAGATTTTATATGTCAGCCTGTGCAAGTAGTCCTACAGGATTAATGCTTGAATTTGTAGAAGCATTATATAGAGCAACAAAAGATGCTACAGATGAATATGGAAATGTTACAAAATCATTTGAAGATATGTCTAAAGAGGCATATGTAGAAAGTGGATTTAAAATTAAATATGAAGCTGTTATTGGCAAATTTATAGGTAGTGATTCTGAAATCTTTTATAATGAACTTCGTCAGGTGAGAGCAAATAATCTCACTGTAGTAACTGTACAGGATATTACAAATGCTGAACGAATAGTAGAGGATTTAAAGACAAATAATGTCACTAAGGATATTGTAAATCTTGTAACTAGCAGTCGTTGGGAAATTAGAAATCAATTTCAAATAGAAGGTTATGAAGTAGATGATCATTCGTTTAAGTCTATGATGGATAAAATAATTATAGACCATACAGAAAGGACTATCCAAGTATATGACCTTAAATGTGTGTGGGCGGTAGAAGGATTTTATGAAGAATATTATCTATATCGTAGAGCATATATTCAAGCATTCTTATATTATCGTGCAGCTAATGATATGGCAAAAGAAGGTGAATTATTTGGTTATTTTGTATATCCTCCTAAATTCATTGTTTGTGATAGCACTAATTATTTTAATCCTTTGATTTATACTCTTAGTGTTGGTGACCTTACAGAAGCTTATAATGGATTTGAACATAAAGGAAGACAATATCCTGGTGTTAAAGAACTTATAAGTAATCTCGATTGGGCTCTTTCAACCAATACATGGAATATGTCAAGACAAAACTATATGTCTAACGGACTTGTCCCACTAAAAAGCTAATATGGAAGTAAAAAAGACAATAACTAGTATATTTATGATTCCTACATTAAAGATTCCCAAAGACGCTTTAAAGGATAATGGATTTCTCAATGGTTTTGTCAAAGATGAGATGAGAGATATACAGTATGAGAATTCTGTATATCTTTTATTTCGTCCTCAAGATCTTGATAAATTTAGGGAATTTTTAGATAATGAATATGAGCGAACTAAAGATATTATAGAAGATTACGATTATCCAAATGGATTTATTGTAGTTGTATATAAATTAAATATGAAATTTGCTTTAGATTTTAGACTTATCAGACAAGGTAAATATTCAAAAACTTCTAATGAATTTCAAATTGAATTTCCAAAAGTGGTTAAACTTATAAAAAATGGTTTACACAGAGATGAAATTTCTTTACAATATCGTGTATTTAAGAAAACAGAAGATCTTGTGAAATTTTGGGAAGATAAATTTGATGTAACTTTTTCTGATGAGCAAGAAGTATGGAATGGGTTTGAAGAAACTCATGAAACGTTAACCTTAACTAAACTAGAAGAATATGTACAATGACGGATTATTAGAAAACATGGTTGAATCCTTTGGAATTCGTGATACTGTTGTATTCTGTGCAATGGTTAGTGCTATGTATGAAGATCTTCACAGAGATTTGTCATTTCATAATGTAGCTATATTTTCAGAATATGATTACGAAAGAGAATGGTGGAACAAAAAATATGAACAATTAACTAAAATTATAAAAATATGAACAATTTACTTGAAACATATCCTGCAGCTACGGAAGTTATTAAAACTTGGTTTGTTGAGAAAATGATTGACTCTCTCAATACAGATAAAGTTCCTGAAGAGTTCAAAGAACATATGCGAAAAGAAGGTGTAAATAATGATAAATTAGCAATAATGCTTGGGTCCAATCCTCGTATGTTATTTGATGTATTTGATAATTATGGATTATACATTAATATAATTGCCACTCCTTTAGAAAATGTTAGTGCTGAATTTTCTTATACAATATTACCAAGAGATTTCGAATTAACAGGACTTACACAATATTCTGATAGAAAGAATGCTGAAAAAGATGCGGTTATAGATGCATTTAACCTTTTAGACAATAAGCTATGCGACAAATAACAGCAGATGCGTATTACGCATTTCGTCATAAGAAACGTTTTAAAAAAAGTAATACAGAAGTTGCTATAATAAATGGGGAAGCTCATTTATATTTATTTGATAATGAGATAGCTAGAACGGATGATGGAAAAGTGCTTATATCCAGTGCTGGATATGTAACATCTACCACAAGAGAAAGACTAAATGCATTTCCTGTAAGATTAAGGATAGCTAAAGGAAAATTCATACTTAATGAATGTATGCAATGGGATGGTAAGTGGATAAATGTTGGTGATACATATGTTTAATATGGAAAAAGAAGGACAAAAATGGAGTGATGATAAACTTCCTATGTATACAGTGTTATTTGAACAATTTCCAAATGCAATAAAGGAAGTTGTGAAATGTTCACAGGCAGGACATAAAAAATATCCACACGATATAGATTGGATGAATTTTAAAAGAGTGAAAGATGCTGAATTTCAATATAAAAATGCTGCACTTAGACATCTTAGTCAAAAAGGAATAAGTGAAGATATGTTGCTTTATGGAGAAATTACACATGAAGCACAAGCAATTTGGAATTTATTAGCTTCTTTAGAAATTCAATTATCATCAAAATAGTTAACTTAAATTTTTGCAAAAACTTGGTTGATAAAAGGGAGTGAATTATCTTTACTCCCTTTTTACTTCTAACAAAAAATAACAAAACTTATGGACAAAGGCTTACAGAATTTATCTGAGATAACGGTTTTTAGCAAATACGCAAAGTATAATCCATCGCTTATGCGTAGAGAAACATGGGATGAAATAGTGGATAGATATCAGGATATGATGATTAAACAATATCCTAAATTAAAAGATGGAATATTATCAAGCACTTCTTTTATTAGAAATAAAAAAGTGTTACCCTCAATGAGAGCTCTTCAGTTTGCTGGTCCAGCTGCTGAAGTCAATCATTCAAGAATATATAATTGTTGTTACTTACCAATTGATAGTGCTTATAGTTTTTCAGAAACTATGTTCTTATTATTGGGTGGAACAGGAGTTGGTTATTCTGTACAAAAACATCACATTGAACAATTGCCTCCTATTAAAAAAAGTCTTACATATAAGCACAGACATTGGCTTATAGAAGATAGTATAATGGGATGGGCAGACGCTGTTAAAGTGTTAATGAAATTCTATTTTGAAGGTGGACTAAAACCAAGTTTTGATTTCAGAGCAATTCGTGTTAAGGGAGCAAAATTAGTAACAGCAGGAGGTAAAGCTCCTGGTCCTGAACCTTTAAAGATTTGTCTTACACATATTGATGCTATTCTTGAACGAAAACAAGATGGAGAAAAACTTTCCTCTTTAGATTGTCACGACATTCTTTGTCATATTGCAAATTCTGTATTAGCAGGAGGAATTCGTAGAAGTGCTATGATTTCTTTATTTAGTCATGATGATGAAGAAATGATTACCTGTAAATATGGAAATTGGTGGGAATTAAATGAGCAACGAGGAAGAGCCAATAATTCAGTTGTTCTCGAAAGGGATAAAATTTCTGAAGAAGAATTTAAAAGTCTTTGGAATAGGGTTGAATTATCTGGATCTGGAGAACCTGGAATTTATTGGACTAATAATGTGGATTGGGGAACTAATCCTTGTGCAGAAATTGCATTACGTCCATATCAATTCTGTAATCTTTGCGAAATTAATGTAGATAATATTGAAAACCAACAAGATCTTAATGATCGTGTAAGTGTAGCTGCATTCTTTGGAACTTTACAGGCAGGATTTACAGATTTTCATTATCTACGACCTATATGGCAGAAAACAACTCAAAAAGATGCTTTATTAGGAATAGGTATGACAGGAATTGGTAGTGGTGAGATTTTAAAATATAATCTTGAAGCTGCTGCCAATATAGCAAAACTAACTAATATACTCATTTCACAAATGATTGGTATAAATGAAGCAGCAAGAGTTACTACAATTAAACCTTCAGGAACAACTTCTTTAGTCTTGGGTACAGCAAGTGGAATTCATGCATGGCACAATGATTATTATCTACGTACAATGCGGTTTAATAAAAATGAAGATATTGCTACCTATCTTATGTTAAATCATCCAGAGATATGTGAAGATGATGTTCTTCGTCCTACAGATACATTATGTGTACGAATTCCTGTTAAAGCTCCTGAAGGTTCTATATTAAGAACTGAAACAGCTCTTGATACATTAGAGCGTGTTAAAAAGTTCTCTCAAGAATGGATTAAACCAGGACATATAAGTGGTGATAATACTCATAATGTTTCTGCTACAATTTCTATTGATAAAAATAGAACATATAAATCTGAATTTACTTTTGGAACATTTGATGTATCTCCACTTGGAAAAGGTTTTGAACCTATAACAGAACAAGAATGTAACGAATGGGAACATGTAGGAAATTGGATGTGGGAGAATAGAAATGTATATAATGGTCTTAGTGTGCTCCCTTATTTTGGAGGAAGTTATGTTCAAGCACCTTTTTCTAACATTACTGAAGAGGAATATAATGAAAGAATTAAAAATCTTAAGTTAATAGATTTACGTAATGTAATAGAAATTGATGATAACGTTGAGTTCAGTCAAACAACTGCCTGCAGTGGAGGAAGTTGTACGTTGGAATAATATCTACAAAGGTTAACAATTTATTAACAAATCTTCCTTTGAAGATATTATTATTATATATATATTTGCAAACATGAAAACATATAAACATATTTGCAAATTATGTAACGCTGAAATTGAATATCAGAGTTATAAATCTTATTGGACAGCTAAAAATAGAAACGGAATGTGTAAATCTTGTAGATCTACATTAGCTAATAAAAGTTCTAAAAGAAATGCTAAACGAGAAAAAAATAGTCAATGGAAGGGGTATGAAGAAATCCCATATAGTTGGTTTAGTAAATATTTTGAAAAAGCTAATAAGAAAACTAACAATAAAAGAACTGGAGACATAACTATTCAAGATGCACATGCTCTTTGGATAAAGCAAAATAAAAAATGTGCACTCTCAGGAATATCTATTGGATTTTATGATGATGGTACCACACATACTTGTTCTATAGATAGAATTGATAGTTTAAAAGAATATACTCTAGATAATATTCAACTTGTTCATAAAGACATCAATATTATGAAAAATAAATTTGATGTTAAATATTTTATAAATACATGTAAATTAATTGCTACATGTAGTATAGAATAAATATTTGTTTTGTTTTGTTGTGGAAATGAGCCTCAGAATTTTTTCTGGGGCTTCATTTTTCTTTCAAAACTGACAAAAAAGTGTTAACTTTGTATAAAACTAACAATATGGCAAAACAAAAAGAGAATTTAGAAAACAAAAACAGCAAGTTTCAAGCTGCATTAGATAAGTTAAATAAGACTTATGGGGTTGGAACTATTTTAGCATTAGATTCAAAGTCTAATAATAACTATGATGTTATTAGTACAGGAAGTATTGGGTTTGATTATGTAACTTTAGGTGTTGGAGGATTTGTAAAAGGAAAAATGTATGAATTGATGGGATGGGAAGGTACAGGAAAATCAACAATATGTGGACATGTAGCTGCAGAATGTCAAAAGAAAGGTGGAACAGTGCTATATATAGATGGTGAACATGCTGTAGACAAACAGTATTTTCAACAACTTGGTGTAGATACCACTAAAATGTTAATTGCTCAACCTAGTTGTGGAGAAGAAGGATTTAATGTTGCTATGGAAATGATTAATACTGGCGATATTGATCTTATAATTATTGATAGTGATAGTTCATTGATTCCTAAAAAGATGTTAGATGGGGAGGTGGGTGATAGTACCATTGGTAGAAAAGCATTATTAAATAGTAATGCCTATCCAAAACTGAAAAGTGCTCTTTCACAACACAATGTTTGTGTAATTGTAATTAGTCAATATCGTGAAAAGATTGGTATTATGTTTGGTAATCCTACAACTACACAAGGAGGACATGCTTTAAAATTCTACACAGACTGTAGAATTGAAGTGAGCAGGTCTTTAGCTAAAGATGGAGATGTAACTTATGGTAATATCACTAAGGTAAAAGCTACTAAGAATAAAATGTCTCCTCCATATAGAATATCACAATTTGATATTGTGTACGGACAAGGTATTGATAAACTTGGTGAACTTTTACAGCTCTTAAATGATTTTGAAATTGCTAAGAAATGGGGAAAAAGCATTACTGTTGATGAAGTTAAATATGATGTTGATGAGTTTAAAACATTAATTTTGGATAATCCAGAATTTTACGAAGAACTCAAACAGAAAATAATCAATAAAATTAAAAATACCACAGATCTTCCAATTGAAGAGGTGATTATTGAAATTAATACTATAGATGAATTATGAGTTTAATTACAGGAGTAAGCGATGATGAGTTAAATCTTTTCAAGAAGCAATATCTTAGTCTTCCAGAACTATTTAGGGAAATAGAAGAAATGCAATCAGAACCATTAGAAAAGGATAATCCTTTTTATAATGGGTGGAAGCATAAACTTAATTTCTTAATAAATATGTATAACGTCAAGTCAGAATTTAAGAAATTCGAAAAAATACCATGAAAACTTGTAAGATACCAAATTGTACAAATTTTGTTTGGTCAAAAGGACTATGTAAAAGTCATACAATGGGGAAACCTTTATGTAACACACGAACTGCATTAATCAATAAAATCAAGGTTAATGTAGTTGATATGCTACAAATGTATGAGTTCTTTTCATCTATATGGAAAAAACGCAATCACTATTCAGAAATAAGTGGTACATATTTAGGAAAAGATCCGTTAAGTATTTACTTCCATCATATACTTTCTAAAGAAAAATATCCAGAAGCTATATTTGATGAAGAAAATATCGTACTTTTGACACTTGATGAACATGCGGATATTGAAAATAATATGTATAAATTTGACGAAATAAACAATCAACGTAATTATTTAAAAACCAAATATGAATTATGAAAACTCAATTTTTCTACACTCGTAAAGAGTTAGTATCAGGAGATCCTGAAAATCCTGTATTTAAAGAGTTCAGGGACAGTTTTAATGTGAGGAAGGTGATTCGTACCCTTGGTATGGATGATGGGCGTCTACTCGTTCTATTGGATGATATTCATCAAAGGGCACAAGAAGTTCCTGTTCATAACAAGCAAGGAAAGATTACTTCTTACAAACGTGAAACAAATGTATTTCAAAGTGAAATATATTTAGAAGTAGAAGACGTTGAACGATTTTACGAAACTGTTTTGACATAAAACGATGTCTAAATTAGCAATACTCTATACAGATAATGCTTTTCCAGAGATACTTAATTTATCTCTGGAGAAGTTAAGTCTGATTTCTACAGATGTACGAATTATTGTTTGTGCAAATAAACCTATAGAAAACAATAAATTTGAAGAAATTATTGTAAATAATCCTATTAGAAATCATTATAATATAATTGAAAAAATATTAGCAGCAATAAATCACGGACAATCAACAGGAGATTACAAATATGTTAGTTTTTTAGAACATGATGTACTTTATCCACAAAATTATTTTGATTATCCTGATTTTAAAGATGCTATCATCAATGACAATTATATAGGAATGTGTAAAGATGGATTTCAAAATAAACTTCCATGTCAATTACCATTACATCAAATGACAATGGAGATTACTTTTGCTCTTCAACATTTCAATAAACTACTTGAGCCATCTAAAACAAGAGGTGTAGAGGTAGAACCTAAGATTAATAATAGATATTATTCAAATTATCCAGCAGTACATATTAATCATGGACGTAATTTTACAAGCCATTTTAATTGTTATGGAAAGATATTTACATTACACAATAGTTATTGGAAAGATCACAAACCTCTTTGGGATAGAATAAAAAAAGCACCTTAATTGGTGCTTTCTTTTTTTAGTATTATTGCTGTAATAGAATGAGGACTTTTCTCTATAATTTCTATAGATTCTATTTTTTCTAATAGTTTATTAAATTCTATTTCTGAAATAAAATATCGACTATTTAAAGAAGGTTTACCTGATTTAAGGTCTTTTAAGAGTTGTAATGTATTGTTATAAGAATTACTTCCATACCCAGGATATAATACAGGGTTTGATGTGTGAAGATCTTCGAGAATATATATTCCTTTAGGTTTAAGATGATTGAATAATGTATTAATCGTTACTTGTTGTTGTAACATTGTATGTCCACCGTCATCAATAATAAAATCGAGATTTTTAGGAAGAGTAGATAAATGATGTTTATTCTCCTGATTAATAGTAAAAGTTTTGATTCTTGTTGTATCAAACTTTTCCTTATTATGGATATCAACACCATAGATCATTCCTTGAGGAAAATATTCTTCCCACATTTTTAAAGAAAATCCATCTTGTATTCCTATTTCTAACATTTGAATAGGAAGGTCTTTTAAAGCAGATAAAGCAACGTCATAATGGTCTAAATACCCATGCGTTGCTTTATCTGTTTTATGCTTTTTACCAATAGATGATAAACTCATTTAGATAACTTTTTACCTGTCATTGGAGCCATAGGGCTCTTTCCTTTTTTAATTTTGTCCATCTCCTTCATAAAATTAGGCTTATCTTTTGGAGGAGGAGCCACCTTTGGTGCTTTTTTAGGAGTGCCTGATTTCATTATTTCAAAATTATTGAATCAATTACAATCGTATCACATTTCAAAGAATCAACACAAGTTGAATCATTTGGTGTGGTAGAAACTTCAGGAGTCTTAGTTGTACATGATACAAACAATGTTGCAATCATAGCAACCATAAAAATTACTTTTTTCATTAGTCTTGTTTTAAATTAGTTATTATTTATTTTTAGCCATTTTTTTAAATGTTCGGGCTAATGCTTTTCTTTTTGGTGTACAAGTTGCTTTTGTCATAGGAGTACAAAATCCCTTATGAGCAGGATTAACTGCACCCTGAATCCAATTCTTTTTAACTTTCCCACCAGATTTTAGTGTGGAACCATTGGGTTTAATCAAAGGACCATTGGGTACATTAGTCATGGCTATTTCTTTTTAGAGATTTTACCACCACATTTTAAACATGCTCCATTTTTTGCTTTTGCAGGAGGGAGATTCCTTTCTTGAACCTTTGTCCAAGCACCATTAGGGTCTACCATTCCAACCTTAAGAGATTTGGAAGTTACACCACCAGCTTGCATTTTTTTAACTGTTGCCATGATTTAATATTTTAAATTGTTATTCTTCTGCTTCTTCTTCTGGCATTTCATTTATCACACCTTCTTCTACAGCTTTTGCCATTATTCCTTCAATAATTACATTAGCTTTTTCTGCAAGCAGAATTTGTGCAGCAGTTTCTGTGCTAAGAATTGCTCTAATTGTGTTAAGTAAAAATCCAAAATCTCTTCCTGATAATGTAAATGTGTCCTCAGGAGTCCATGAATACTTTTTGTTTGAATCGTAGGTTGCCATAATTTAAGGTTTTAGTTAGTTTGCAATTTGCGAATTGCAAAGATACAATAATTTTATTATAATTCAATATTAAATGTAATTGTGGAAGAAGTTTTAATACTTTTTGAAAGATCTAACTTAATACCAAACTGATTATTAAACTTTAGTATCTCACGTAATAACGCTTGTGTATACTTAGGAATACTAGGAGCAATCCGACAATATATTTTATTTCCTCCATTAGTAAATTGTATACTTGCAAATTCATCAATAGAATCTATAACTCCTTCCAAGTGAGCGAGATAAGTAAGATCGTTATCTCGCATCACATGAGGGAAGTTTTTTCTATAGATTTCCATATTAATTTTGATTCATTTTTAATCCTTTATTCCAAGCAGGTCTATTTTTTAATCTATCACTAGATGCTTTTCTTAATTCAGGATTTTTTATAAATTTTTCTTTACTTTTTAATCCAATCTTTTTTTTAGTTTCTTCTGAATGAAAAAATCTTCTTTCATTATTAACTTGAATATTATTGTAAATAGGACTATACATCCAAATATATTTATTTTCCCTATTTAAAATTTTTTCAGGAGAAGTACTCATTTCTACTATTTGAAAAATAAAAGTTTCTTCTCCATATTTATTCCAAGCATTTTGAAGATGGTGATTGCGATGTCTATTATGTTTTAAATCACATTTGTGTTGTGCAAAACGTTGTTTAATATTAGAACTACTACCAATATAAACATTATTGTTTATAAGATTTAATATTTGATAGATACCACAATTTTTAAGAAGTTTTAATTTATCTTTTCTTTGAATATAAAATTCTTCTTCTGTTAACATTATGAAAGAGTTGTTAAATAAAGTGCTTTTGCTGCAACACCAGATAATTCCTGACTCATATTTTCTATATCTGTATAATTATTTATAGAAGCAAAATCTTCTAATTCTTTAGCAAAAGATTTTATTTCTTGCAAAATAGTAGATAAATTTGAACCATCTACAGTAGGAATAAATTTAAAGGATTTTACTTTCTTTGCTGAATAACCCATAAATTTTTCCATTAAAGAATCTTTAAAATCATTTAAATATTCATATACATCTCCACTATTTTTATGTTCTGCATAAATAGTAGTTTGCCAATGGATTAACCACGTTTGCATAGTAAAATATGTAAGCTTACTTGCTACACCTTCAAGAGACATATCTGCTCCCATAGACTTTATCATGTCATCTGGGAATAATGATCTAATTGCCATAATATATTATTTATTTAATTTTCATATAAAGGAGTCTCTACAAGATCATATAGTGTGAGGAGTAGGGAAATATCCATTATCCTAAAAGTGTTGTAGTGGTGGTAGTTGTTGTAGAAGAAGAAGAAGTAGTGGTGGTTGTTGTAGGATTACAACATTCATATGCATTAATCTCTACCCATTTTCCTACTTTGGGCATTTTCCTAGCTAATATTACAGAACTAGGAACTATATCTCCTGAACCATCGAATCTCACGAAGGCTTTAAGATCTCTTTTATTTGTTGCCATTTTCTTAAGTTTTAAAAATTAAAAAGGTCCTCCTCTACCAGTTGTAGTGGTAGTAGTAGTAGTTGAAGGATTACAACATTCTGAGGCTGGTATTTCATACCACTTGCCAACTTTAGGTTTATTCTTTCGAAGAACAAGACTGCCAGCAACCACTCGTCCACTTCCATCAAAGCGAACAAATGCTTTAAGATTTTTATCTTTTGCCATTTTAGTAAAAATTAATAGTTTAATTTATATTTATTTCGTAATTCATTTAATTTTGAGGTGTAATACCACGTACAATGTTTTTTTGATTCATCATGATTTAATATAAAATCTAGATGAAAATCTTTCATAGGATCTTTACCTTGATGATATTTTCCTTTATAGAAACAAGGATAATTGTCCATTGTATCTCCAGATATTCCTGCATTATGAAAGATTGCATAGGTATCTATTTTTATTATAGGATCAGGAGCCCAAGCAAAATCTAACTCTTTTACAACTTTACTTTTTCTATTAAAAAACCAAAGATTAAATTGTATAGCCCAAAGATCTGCACACCATGATTGTATTCCACTATTTTCATCTTTAAAAAATTGTCGATTCACTTGTTGCAAATATGTTCTTATTGTAAGAACATCTGCTTCAATTTTTTTCCAAAACGTAGAATCTATATTCTTTAATATATACTGAACTCCTCCAGTATTAGTATTATTATCTATTACAATTTGTTTATCTATTCCTACTATTTTACAAACTTCTTTTAAAAAATCTCGTGATTTAGCCTCTTCTTGTTTATTAGGAAGTATATCTTTATACTTACTTTCAAAATATGAATTATTTAAATAAGAATTAGCATCACTTACATAATTTACATCATCATCTAAAAGATGTTCTATATTTAATGATTTTAACCATATTATATCACAATCTGTATAGATTATAGTTTTGGTTTGTAATTCTGGGTAAACTTCAAAATGTTGCCAAAGAATATGTGGTCTTAATATAGGAATATAAATATTTAAATATTCTCCTACTCCTTTGTCCTCATAAATAAATATATTTAATTTTGGATAATATTCTTTTAACTTTTCCCAATTTGTATTATATTTCCTATCTTTAGGTTTATATAATAAAATATGGATTTGTTCTTCTTGAAAACCTCGTTCTAAACAAGATTCTATATATAGATGATTTTGCCATATAAAATATTGATCATCTGGTTGGCATGTAATTAATATTGGTTTAGACATGATTCCACACTTTATTATTAATAATATAACCTATTAATGTTATTCCGACATTGTTTTTATAGGCAAGTTCTTTGTATGTAGTTTTATTATTTTTGTATTCTTTTCTAATATTTATAACTTGTTCTTCAATTAATTTTGAATTTTTATTACCACTTCCTTTATAAGTATTAGGATCTCGATGAAGATATGAATGTTTTATATTTTCACTTCTAGTAATCCATTCTAAATTACTTAAATTATTATTATGTTTATTATGATCAATATGATTAACTTCTATTAATTTAGTAGGATTATCTAAAAAAGTTAAAGCAACTATTCTATGAGTAGTTAAAGATTTAGATTTCCCAGCACCATTATATAATTTTACATGAAAATAACCACGACTATCTACAAATTGTGTCAATATTTTTTGTTTTTTTAAATATTGATGAGTTGAGAGTATAATAATTCTTTCAATAGTCCTAATATTTCCTTTAGTACTTACTTCGTAATAATTTTCATATCCTTTTACTGATTTCCAAATTTCTATTTCCATAATATTATTATTATTAATTATAATAACAAAGATAGAATTAAAATTTGACATATCCTAATAAGTGATTGAATAATTTTTTTCATCTTTCATACGTAGTTTGGTTTTATTTTTACATTAAGGGATTGCTGTGGTGGTAGTAGTTGTGGTGGAAGGACCAGCCACTCTAATAAGTTTTTCTAATTGCTTAGAAATTTGCCACAACAAATTGGTATTAGTTCCCCATCCTATTTGTCTACTTGGGATTGCCATTTTATTTATAGTTTAATGTGTGTATTTAAATCGTTGGAAAAACCATTCGTGATTTTTATAAATCCAATCTGTAATGTCTTTTCCTAACAGTTCTTTTGCTCTTGACCTTACAGGTTCAAGTTTAGTTCTTATTTTATGATCTCCATAGATACCATAAACTTCATCATCTTCTTTTGTAACTTGTTCTATGTTATCAAAATCATGAATATAATTAGGAAGTTCAAGATAGTCATATACTCGTTGCATTTCTTGATCTGGATAAAGACACAAATCTTCAAATTTTACAAAATGCATATGTTTGTCTAATCCCATTCTGAATATTTCTGCCAATCTTTCAATTGCCATTCCAAGAGGAGCTCCTTGTGACCAAAGATCAATTCTTTTAGCAACCGATGTTCCTTGCATTTTACTCCAATCAAGTATATCATTATGCTTATCAGGAGCTGCTCTATAATTTTTTTCCATAGATGCAAAGACATCTCTAAGATCTCGAACAACCACTATAACTTTAGGAGAAGGATGAACAAGATTTAGAAAATCATAATGTATTCCCCATCCTCTTGATTTATCAAGGACATATTTCTTATCTGTAATAGAACTATAAAATCCAAACATTCCTTGTCTACAGAATTCTAAAAATGCATCTCTCATTAAATCAGCATCTTGTGCTTTGAATTCAGGAGAAGTTGTATATTGTGCTCTTGCACTATATATTAATTCTAATACACCACTTGTTGGTGTAGCATAGAAATCAGGATTTTGAGCTATTATGTTTTGAAAAATTGTACTGCCTGATCGTGGTAATGAACTTTGGTAAAAAACTTTTTCTATCATCAAGGTTGGTTTTTGAGTGATTCGATTATTTCTTTAGTATTAAAAATTTCACTTTCTACATTGTAAGGAAACTCAATAAGATCTCCTGTAATGTTGAATTTTGAGAAATACGAATTTCTCAATTCAGGTTTAATAGTGAAGGGATTAGCTATTATGTTACTATGTAAGCTATAACCGAACACATTTGGGCTATTAACTATCCAACAAACTGTTGAAGGTTTATTCATAGCTGCTGCTGTATGTTGAGCAAAACTATCAATTAATAATCTCTTATCACTATTTTGAATTAAGACTGCCAATGACCTAAATGTGTCTGTAATAGGAACAGTTCCTTCATATCCAATTTGATCTTCACGCTTTATATGAACTATGTTATATTCATCCTTAAAAGCGTTAATTATTTCTTGAACAACTACTATTGGAATATCTCTTGCCCAGGAATATTTAAGATCACTTAGCGCACCTCCATTAGTTTGAAGAAGAAGAATAGGTTTGTCAGAAGTATATTTAGTACTAAAGAACTTTTTCTCCCTATCTGTTAAATAAATCTTTGGCTGTTCTTCATTATAAGGAACATTAAATAGTTTACACCACGTTTCAATAAGATGTTCATCTTGCCTAATGTGTGATGTTTCTAAATAAGGATCATGAGCGAATATTTTTATTTCTTTATCTTCTATATATTGCTCATAGAAATAACTCATACTTCCAAAGGTGTAGGTTCTGTCTACAAAAGGATTGTTAAGGAAGACATCAGAATATCCCGACACCACTATTAAAGTGGAATCAGGATATTCTTTTTTAATTGCCTCACAAACTGCTGTAGCTAATACACATTTACCTATTCCCCCGTTGATTTGGAATATAATGTTCATAGATACTTATTAAAAATCAGTGTTAATAGTTACAAATTCTGTAGCAACTGTGCCCATTTCAACAGCGATAGTTGTTAAAAGAACACTATCATCAACTCCCCATCCTGAAAGTTGAGTGGATAATAATGTAGTGTTTGATGTTGATAACCTATTAAATGATGCAGGAACACCAGCTTCATCTAATGTAATTGTTCCAAACACCACTTCAAAGTTTACCTTTGTAGCTCCAGCACCATAAGGGCGAGCAATAGCAGTCATATAATCTGCTGTGATAGTTTCTACTTCAAAAGGAGTGATTTGTTTTGTGATTGTAGCCACTGGGCTAATTTTTGCGTACAACATGTTTTTAAGATTTAAAGATTAATTAATTACAAAGTTATAAAATTATTTTTGATTATTGTATTTTATTTTAAAATTTCTATTCCATCCCATGCTGTTACAGCATTAACGTCTTTTCTTGTTCCTATCAAAAGGACATTATATTCACCGTCACTGTTTGTGGTGACAGTTACACACGTTTGTTCTTTATTCACCACACCAAATCCATATCCTAAATGGCATGTAGCGGAAATAAACACCTGATCATTCTCATTTAAATATTTGTGATAATCAGGAAGTTCAATTATTCCACTACAATTACATGTTCTAACAATATGACGATAAATATTATCCCCTGCTGTTGGACTTTCTACAAACGAATGTTGTAAATAATGTGTATTAGTCTTTGCAGGATTTGGATGATTTATTCTGAATGTTCCTGATGTTTTTGAAAGAGCATTAACATATGTTGTGCAAGCAGCACCTGCTGTAAGATTAGAACCAACAATGAATGAATTAGCAAAACCAGCTGTACTATTTGTTGTTCCACCTAATATTCCTGAACAAGCTCCAGATGCTGTATTACAATATCCACCACTAACAGTTGAATAATTAGCACATGCTATATTAGTCCTTCCACCACTAACGGTTGAAAAATTACTAGATGCTGTATTAACATACCCACCACTAACAGTTGACCAATTACCAGATGCTGTATTACTATTTCCACCACTAACAGTTGAACGATTACCAGATGCTATATTAATATATCCACCACTAACAGTTGCATAATTACTAGATGCTGTATTAATCCTTCCACCACTGACAGTTGAAAAATTGAGAGATGCTGTATTACTATATCCACCACTAACAGTTGACCAATAACCAGATGCTGTATTACTATATCCACCACCAACAGTTGAAATATAACCAGATGCTGTATTAGTATTTCCACCACTAACAGTTGAATAATTAGCACATGCTGTATTACTATATCCACCACTAACAGTTGAATATTGACCACATGCTTTATTAGTCTTTCCACCACCAACAGTTGACCAATAACCAGATGCTGTATTACTATATCCACCACCAACAGTTGAAATATAACCAGATGCTGTATTACTCCTTCCACCACTAACAGTTGAATAATAACCAGATGCTGTATTACTCCTTCCACCACTAACAGTTGAGGCATCACTAGATGCTATATTCTGAAATCCACCACTAACAGTTGCATAATTACTAGATGCTGTATTAATCCTTCCACCACTGACAGTTGAATAAAGACTAGATGCTTTATTTTGAAATCCTCCACCAATAAAACTCATACAACCAGCGTCAGTTGGAGTTGGTGCTACAGACCAATAAGTTGAATTCCACGTTCCTCCTGTGGTGTTATTTCCAATACCACCTGATATTGTTGCGCCTAATGAATAAAGACTGCAAGTTGCATTGGAGATTATGTTATTATTTCCACCACCAACAAATGAATATTGACCAGATGCTGTATTACTATATCCACCACCAACAGTTGAAAAAGAATTAGATGCTGTATTACTATATCCACCACTAACAGTTGCATAATTACTAGATGCTGTATTAAGATTTCCACCACCAACAAATGAAAAATTACTAGATGCTGTATTAACATACCCACCACTAACAGTTGACCAATTACCAGATGCTGTATTACTATTTCCACCACTAACAGTTGAACGATTACCAGATGCTATATTAATATATCCACCACTAACAGTTGAACAATCACCAGATGCTGTATTTTGAAATCCTCCACCAACAAAAGACATAGCACCAGCATTACAAATAGTTGGTGCTGATGTAAATACACATGTTGCTAAATCCCAAGTTCCTCCTGTTGTATTATTTCCTACACCACCTGTAACAACTGCTCCTATTGCAAGACAACCTGAAGTTACATTGCAAACATTGTTACAATTACCACCACCAATGAAACCTTGTACTGCTTGAGATAGATTTTTAAATCCACCACTAATTGTTGAATGATTACCAGATGCTGTATTAACATACCCACCACTAACAGTTGACCAATAACCAGATGCTGTATTAGTAAATCCGCCACTAACAGTTGAATAATCTCCACTAGCACTATTACTATTCCCACAACGCATTGTGGAATTTGCTCCTGTTCCCAAGATCATAATAGATGAACTTGGAGGAATAGGTACAACTGTAGAAGCTACCACTTGTGTGAGCCGTGAAAGTTGTTTTAATATATTTTGTAATAGGTTTGAATCATCACTCCAACCTATTTGTCTCGAAGGTATTGCCATAACTTATATGTTTTTTTCTATTATTAGTTTATCTATATCTTTCCTTTCGGCATATACACTATAAAAACAATCTATCTGGACTCCATTAATTTCAATCTCATTAGCTGTGACCGATTTGACTGATAGGGCTTGATAATCCCCAATAGGCGTAAGATGTACTGTTATTGTATCTTCATGGACTAAATTAATCCAATATTCAGGAAGTGTAATTTTATTTATTCCTGTTAATCTTCCACGAACATAAACAGAATGTTCAGGTCCTTCTAAGACACCATATTGTAGGGTCATTTGTGGCTTGGTTGGATGAGGAATTACAAATGATTTTGTTGCTCCATATATTCCACCACTAGCACAAAGATTATTAACATAAGTGGTACAAACTGCTCCTGCTGTAAGATTAGAACCAACAATAAATGAATCTGCAAAACCAGCTGTACTATTACTCTTTCCACCTAATATTCCTGAACAAGCTCCAGATGCTATATTACTAACTCCACCACCAACAGTTGAATAATTACCAGATGCTGTATTAACATTTCCACCACCAACAGTTGAAATATAACCAGATGCTATATTACTTTTTCCACCACCAACAGTTGAATAATTACCAGATGCTGTATTAGTATTTCCACCACCAACAATTGAATAATAACCAGATGCTGTATTACTCCTTCCACCACCAACAGTTGAAATATAACCAGATGCTATATTACTTTTTCCACCACCAACAGTTGAAGTATTACCAGATGCTGTATTAGTATTTCCACCACCAACAGTTGAAATATAACCAGATGCTGTATTACTATTTCCACCACTAACAGTTGAATATTGACCAGATGCTGTGTTACCAGTTCCACCACTAACAGTTGCACGATTACTAGATGCTGTATTAACCCTTCCACCACCAACAAATGAATATTGACCAGATGCTGTATTACAATATCCACCACCAACAGTTGAACTAGTAGCATTTGCTACATTTCTAGTCCCACCACTAACAGTCGAACAAATACCAGATGCTGTGTTTAATAAACCACATCTTATTGTAGAATCTGCTCCTGCACCTACTATTATTATTGGTGCTGCGCCTCCTGGTGCTGGTGTATTGACTAATACACCATTAGTTGTTACACAAACAAAACATCCTGTTGTTAAATTAGCTGCAGATAAACAGTTTACGAATGTTGTACAAGTTTGTGTTGCTGTAAGATTTGAGCCAACAATAAATGAATCAGCAAATCCACATGTGTTATTTAATTTTCCACCTAGAATAGTTGAAAAATCACTAGATGCTATATTATTACATCCTCCTGATACAGAAGAATAATCATTAAGTGCGCAGTTTTGAAATCCTCCACTTACCGTTGAGGCATATCCCGCTGCTATATTTCCTGGACGAGTTGTAGGTGGATAAAATAATGATGCAGTATTCCCTCCTCCACTGATTGTCGAAAGTGTTCCTGTAGCTAAATTACATCCACCACCACTTATTGTCGCAAGAGTACCACATATAGAATTAAAACTTCCACTACCAATAAACGAATTATAACCGCTATATATACGATTAAAGTCTCCTCCTGTTATAGCGCTATTTCCACTTATCGCACAATTATAATATCCTCCACTAACAGTTGAATTTCTACCAGATACTCGATTACTACGTCCACCACCTATAAAGGAATACATTCCTGAAGCAGTATTACAAGTTCCACCTACTACTACATCATCATATGATGTTGCTGAATTTTTAGTTCCTCCACCAACAAAAGTTCCAAGATATGTAGAATTATTACATATTCCTCCACCAATTGTTGCGTTATTACCAGATGCTGTATTAGTATTTCCACCACCAACAAATGAATAACCACCAGATGCCATATTACCAATTCCACCACTAATAGTTGAATAACTATTATATGCTGTATTATTTATTCCACCACTAACAGTTGAACCAACACTTGAACAAACAGGATTAGATGCTGTATTACAAAATCCACCACTGACAGTTGAATAAAGACCAGATGCACTATTAAAACTTCCATCTCTCATTGTAGAACATGTTCCTGTTCCTGCAATCATAATAGAAGGGGCAGAAGGAGGACTAACTGCTGCAATTATTGCGTCAAGATTTAATTCTCCTTTTACAGGAGTTGTGGTTTTTCTCCAAATACCACTTTTGATATATACATTTGAGTTTGACATAGTTGTAATAGTTTATGTGTAGAATGGATAAATTCTATTTTTAGTTGTTAATTGTGTACTTTATTTAAACCATTTTATTTATATATCTGGATAATAGTATATAACAAGAGAAAAACGAGCCTGAGAGTCCATAAAAAGTAAGATCTGCTACCCAGAATGATTGCGTCAAATCCATGATGAGTTTGAATATAAAATCGTATCCAAATGGCAAAAAGAACATCCCTAACATTAAGGATAGTTCTTTCATACTTCTTAAGTTTTTTAGCCTTTGGTTTACTATCTCCATCAGGATTCATGTGTTGCTAATTTAATGTTTTTATCCTTGTCCTCGGTAATTTCTTTCCTTCTTATCTTTCTTGTTGAAGGTCTTGTGGGCTTTCCCACTTTTTTTCTTACCAAAGGTTATTTTTTTACTGTCTGTTGAAACTTTACCTTTTGCCATGATTTAAAATTTTAATTTCCAATAACTAGAAAGTGAATACTGAATTTCGCCATTATATCCGACATGAACTCCAAATATTCTATCCTTTTTATCTTTATACAATGCTCCTATTTGCATACCGTTAAGCAGTTCTGTAGGATTTCCTATCAGTGCCATACCTACATACACTTGTCTTTTAGGTGGAGCTTGTTCTATTATTGTAATTATCTTTTCGGGAATTTTTAAATCACTTATTAATTTACTTCCTATTAATTTGTTTATTTTAATTGTATCAAAGACTGTAACAAATCCAAATGTATCAATGGGAAACTTTGTTTCATAAATATTTTGAGCAAAGAGTTTATTACCAAGGTCTGTATATTGTTTTAATAATCCTGGATAGTTTGTATCTGGAACATATTCAGGAATAGTTTGCCAAATGGTATCAGGTTTGGTTTTAATATACTTTGGTTTTCCTACAACAGTATCGTGTATAGTAATGATATTTATTATAGTATCTATCTTAGGGACTATAACAGGAACATCAGTTCTATTACAACGTTGCAAGATTATAATTAAAAAAAGTACAATGATTAACACACTCGGTAACAGCGTATTAAGATTAGCCTTTGTAAGACGTATAAACATTTTTGCTTCCTGATTTAGTTGATTTTAAAACTTGTTTTCTTTGCTTACCTGTAGATTCATAACTTACATGTACCCAATCAGGATTTATATTAAATCCAAATTCCCAAATAAGTTGATCGAATTCTAAATGATCTTTAATAAAATTGAACACATCTGCATTTGTAATACTATTGGCAGACCCATCCATATCTATATCAAGGGCTTCTCCTTGACAGTGTTGAGAAGTAAGACTACTCCCAGCAATAGATGAATTTAACTCTTTACTCCTATATCCACTTGATATATAAATAGGAACACCAAAATGTTTACGTATAGGTTCAAATATTTTTTCAGCAAGAAGTTTAAGGTTTTTTAAATGTTCCTCTGTAGGCTGATTATTGATTCCTTTACGTTTGGCACTATCACTTCGTATAACTTCTGCTAATGTTAAGTGTTCAGATAGATTCATCTTCGTGTGGTTTTGATTTCTTAAAAATTTTATTCGCTGCACCTAGTCCTAAAGATCCAAATGCTAACATGCCTATTGCGCTCACCAGTGAATCCGCAGGTGTAAACACTCCCTTTGATAGAACATTAATAAATAATGTCACACAGAGGCTTAAAGTGCATAATATTCCTACAAATCTATTGGAAGAATAGTGTCCTCTTTCATCCTTAAAAATTTGTAAAAATAATATCATATTTTAATGTTTGAGTATATGGTTGAAAGATATTCAATTACTATAACTATTGATATAATAATTCCTATTGTCCAACCAATTTTCTTTTTAAATTCTTCTTGCTTCTGTATCTTTCCCTCAAGAACTTTTGTCTTGTCTTTTAAGACTTCTATATCATTAACAAACCCTCCTGTCTTAGTGAGTGGATTTCCTAGTATGGCATCTACAACCTGAGTAAGTTTAGTGTCGATAGAGGTGATACGTTCCTCTAGATCGTATAGTCTTTGATCCATGCTCTTAAGCTCGTTTGTTATTTGATCCTGGCAAGTTAAGCCTTCCGTTTGACAATTTACTAATGTTTTCACTATGAGTCCATAAGTTAGTAAGAATTTATAAAAATTTATACATTTACATGATTCGTACGTGAATTATATTGTAAAATTGTATATTTTTCTTTACAAATATACAATTTTAACATAATATAATTTACAAACGTTAATTTATTTTAGACATAATATAGCATAAAGCGATATTATGTTTATTGTTGAATTCTTGGTTGAGCTGTCACCACTATTCCCATTTCTTTTGCAAATTCAGGATCTATTAATGGCAACCAATCTCTTTGAAATTGAGAAGCTACAGGTATAATATCCAAGAAATATTTTGCTGTATGTGTATCTTTCATAAGTTTTTCATTGTCAGTGACATAACCTATTGTTTCTGTTCCTAATGCTGTAATTGCTTTTTGTGCTTTTCCAATTAAACCAAGAGCAGGAAGAAAACTACCCCTTGTCATACTTAAGAAAGAAACAGGACTGTAATAAAATCTCACTTCATCTGTAATCTTATTCATGAGCTTCAGGAAATATTTATATTTATTTCTCGTTAATATATCTTCATCAGGAGGAGGAGCAGCTAGCTTAGCACCAATCACCACTGTCATAAGTCCTAATAATGTTCCAAGTTCCTTCATTTCATTAGAAAGAGCTATTCTCATCATATCATAGAATTGTTCATTGGTAATTTCAAGCACCTTTCCATTCTTTTTATAATATTCTTCTTTTTTTCTTGTGAGCATTTCATCCATGATAGCAAGTCCTTCATCTGTACCATTCATAATAGCTTGCATCTTCATAATATTCCAATTACAGGCTTGTATCCATGCTTTCATGAATGCTCTTGTTCTACCATATTCCCAATCATTGATTTCTGTATTGTATGTAATATCATGTCCTCTTATAGCAGATTGTCTAATAATCCAATTTCTGAACATAGCAAAAGACTTTAAAAGAATATCTCTCCTATATCCTGCTTTATTCTCCTGACTCATTTGCCCATTGAGGTTTCTTCCCCATTCAACTATTTGTGTCCTGAATTTTGCTAATTCTTTGTTTGATACCCCAGGGATTATCACTTCATCATTTTCTATTGTTGCTATTTTATCTAAGGAGGAACTGTCTTTAAGAGCCTTTACTCTTTCATTAAAAGTCTTTTCATATGCTTTACGTTCCTCTTGAGACATGATAAATTTACCATTTTCATCTTTCTTATATCTACTTTCATCTTGTCTTGAGAGATGTTGTCTTATATTCACAATTTTACCATCTACTACCATTGCATTATCAATGAATGAAAGAGCATTAGTAAATTGTAAGTTTCTTTCAGGAAGGTAGTTAGTTGACATCATTGCTTCTTGCATTGTCCATGTTCCTAACCATTTACCAAATCCTTGTTTCCATGCAATTTTCCTTCTTGCTTCCATGTATGGATCACCATTCAAAGGAACAATAAGGTCAATAAGTCCTTTTTGAATAGTAGTAAGATTTATTCCTGTAATCATCTTTCCATGATTAGCAAGAAATTCTTTATATGTGTACAATTTTCCATTGTTTATAAAGGATTGAAATTGATTTCCAAAATAGTTAGGAATCATAACCATCCATCTAAGACCAACAGCTAAACTTTGTGTAAGAGCATTCATATTTTCAATACCCTTTCTTATATTCACTGCTCTTGTTTCAGCTACTTCTTCATTTGCTGATACAGCATTTGCTCCTTGGGATATAACAACATTTCCTAAGGAAGAGGTGTCTTCTTTAAGACCGTATACAACATCATCAATTTGTGTTGCTAAGATTTCTGCATTGGTATTTCCTCTTCCTATTCTTGGTTTACCACTTTCATCAGATACTATATTTCCTTTTTCTACAATGATATGGTCTTTGTTTCTTTCCACTTCTAACAATGTTAAAAGAGGAAGTTCCATATCTACAGATGCTTGATATTCATACAATGATTTTATCCATAGTGGCCCCACCATTGTAAGATCTTGTGAGAGTTGATTAACAGCTTTATCTGTTCTTGTAAATAATTTAGGTATCACCCTCTTTATTTGTCCTGTCTCCTTGTCTAATTTAGAATAAGAATGCTCCTCATTTATCCTTACAGAATACAAATCCTTAAACATATCAGAAGCCTCTTCCAACATATTATCAGAAGCTCTTAACTTTTGAATCATTGTAGCTTCTATTAAAGCAAAAAATGAAGACTTTCCATAGGACAAATATCCCATTTCAATAGCTTTCTGATTTAACTCTGTAAGAAATTCCCACATATCAAGAATAGCTTTATCCTTTGCCATTTCCTTATAGCTCTCTGAAAGATGTTCATCAGCTTTCATTGTTAGGCGATATATCCTGTTGAAAGTACCATTGGTATATCCATTAAAAGCTTTACTTTCAATAGAAAGAGCATTCTTTATTTTCTCTTTTTCATATGTCTTTCTCTCTTCATTATCTCTGTCATCAGAAGAATAATGTGTGTCTTCAATTATTTCATTCTGTTTTGTAATTACCTCTTGTGCTAATTTCTTATATGCTTCAAGGTTTAAATTTTCAAGGAGGAATGCTTTATTCTTCTCCTGTTGAGCTTTTGAGAGCTCATTTAAAAACTCTTTATCAACCTTTTCATGTAATAAAAATTCATTATCTTTAATTTTTGCTATTAAATTGAAAGCACTTTTTCCTTTTGCCCTGGCTACATTCTCTAAGGCTAACAGTAATGTTCCAAATCTTTTTGTTTCTTTCTCAACAAGAATATTAGTTTCCCCTCTTTTATTCAGAATATAATTTGTAGCTATGTTTATTATTTTTGAAGAAAGGAGAGAAGCTTCTGATAGCATTCTGTAAAATCCTCCTATTTCTTTCTCTGGTTCAAGAATATTTAATTTATTTTCTTCATTTGTTATACCTTCAATAAGAGCAAATTGAACAGCATATTCCTTCTGTAAGTCTACAATATCCTCCAACATTACATCTGTTGCTCCTGCAATACTTCTTAATGTAGTAAGGATTTCTCTCCCTTTCTCATCAAGTGTATTTTTAGGGTAGTAAGAAAGAAATACCTTATCCAAAGAAGCAAACTTCTCAGCACTCTTTTTAAATTCAAGAAGTTCAGCTAATTTTTTATTAATATCCTTTTGAGACATAGTAGAATAATCCACATTACTTAATGTATCTAACACTTTCTTGGCATTTTTCAGAAATGTTATACCAACATTAGCTAATGGTTCAAAACCCATTTTCATTCTTAACACCCTAATAGCTTTTGAGAGTTCTGTTAATTGCCCTTTCTTTATATCCTTTTCTAAAGGAGAAACAGGCATCTTTGCAAGCTTCTCATAATACATATCAAGAGATGTAACAAGAGCATCTATCTTCTCACTTCCTGTAGATTCTATATCTGTAGGGACAGGAAGTAGGTAAAGATGCGTTTCTTTCATGTTATCCAAATCACCTATTTCAATAGATGTAGCATACAACACCTTTTCTTTACTTTTGGTCTTCCTGTATTCATAATTCATTTGGAAAGGAATCATCCTGGCTTTCCTAATCTGTTTAGAGGTAACTCCATACTCTCTATCCATTTTAGAATACTCACCCATTTGCGGTTTCCAATCCTTTTGTTTATACCAAGGAACATCTTCTTCATGCTCTTTATTAATATTCATGAATTTCCAATCAAGAGTATCAATCCTAAAATCTTTTCCATCAGGTGTGGGTTCTATTGCTTTAAAATCCACTGTAGAAGCTAATAGTCCTTTTTCTTTTTCATTTATCACCTTTAATTCAACAAGAAATCTTGTTCCCTTTGGATAACTTCTTATTAATTCTCTGTTAAATGCTTTGAGTTTATCCGTTATTTCTTCATCCAAAGGACTATTAATCTTTTCATCCAAGAACACTTCCCTTGCATATCCATCCTTATCAATAAGATTAACAGCTATATCATTCTCAATAAAAGCATGTCCTGCTAATCCCCAATCTCTTTTTTGATTATCATCTAATAATTGAGCGGGAGTTCTCTCAGGCATTTTATTACTTGCCTTAGTTTTTTCTGTTACACTTCTTGCTACTTCTTTACCATCAAAAGTATAATGTCTTTTTTTAATCACCTTACCTGAACTATCTGTTTCTTCAAGAAAAGGACCACCTATTCTCGCTTCCTTCTCCCTATAGATATTATACATCCTATCTACAGCTTCATTCTTTTCTATTTGGTAATATATTCCTTCTTCTTGTTGCTCCTTTGGAGCAGTTGGTTGAAATGATGTTCTATTTTTCCATATATACCCACCACTTTCTGATTGATTATATCCTTTATCTTTTGAATTTATAATAGGCAGTTGTAATTTATCAGCAATAGCCTGATAAATATATTTAGTTAACCCTTTACCTTGATATTCTTTAGGGAGTCTTATGTTTCCTACTATAATTTCATCATTATTAATGACAATATTCATTTCTCCTAATCCAGGAGTACCATCTTGACTTGTTATTTCTTTTCCTTTATAAGAAATAATAATATTTTGTACTAACCCAAACTCTCTTTGAATATTTCTTCCAAGTGAAATTGTTATTCCATTATATTTATTAATATTACCTTCCATTACTCTTTCAGCAGCAACATTAAATATGTCAATGTTTGTTTTCCTATATTGTCCTCTAAACCAATCAAGAATATTCTCCCACCATTGTTTAACAAGGTTTCTGTTTTGTTCTTCCATTAACTCAGGAAATTCTGTTGTATTTTCATTGTTATTAATAATTAATTCAGCAATGAGTTTATCCACTGCTTCTTTTTTTATCTTTCTTATATCAGGTTTACCATCTATTGTTTTATATTTTCCTTTATACGCCTCATACACTTGTTTGTAAATAGCAAATCTTTCAATTTTACTAATCATTTCTGTCACAAATTTAGGAGATATTTGTTCCAAAATACTTGTAGCAATATGAACCATTTCCTCTGTTAAGGTTGTATTCTCTCTTCCTTCTGATAGAGCAATTATTCCTTTAACAATATCAGCCAAACCATTAATTCCCTTTGTATTAACATTAGGATTATTTTTTACATATTCAGAAAGTGCTTGAATACTAATACCCATTTTAGCACAGGCTTCTTTCACCTTTGCTATTGTATCAGGAGAGGCTATAGAAGCAGGAACATCCTCTGCTTGATTATAAATGTTATTATCTTCTTGAGAGTATGTTCCTTGATTAAATACAGATTTTATTTGATTAGGGGAAAATACAACATAACTTGTACTACCAGGGTCTTCTGAAAAATTAATATAAGAATACCCATAATTAGCAATTCCTTTTTTACTTAATAGTTCTTTTACATAACTATTAAAAATTTCTTGAGCATAATCTAAATAGTATTCTAATCTATTTATTTGTGTTGCAGCATTATAAACAGCAAGACTACTCTTTACTTGTTGAATTACTGGAATTTTTAACCATTCACTACTAGGTAAAGTTTCATTTGCTTTTCTTATTTCTGCAGTAATTCTATTATACTCATCATCTATTGAATCTACTCCATATATTTCCTTTTCAGTTACTCTTTTATTTTTAACTAAATCATCTGCTATTTTACCAGCAAAATGCATGTTATCTGTATTAATATCTGTATTACGAGTATTTAAAAACACAGGATGAACATTTGATGAACCTCTTTGTGTTGCTGCAGCTTTTGTTCCAAAATGAAAAACAGGTTCTCTTCTAATTTCAAATGTAGTAATAGGACTATCACTACCATGATAAACTAATAAAGGTTCTCCATTTTCATCTACCACTTTACTTGCATCTGAAGGAGAATTTTCCCAATCACCAAACCATTCTTTAAAAGAAGGAGTGTACACTTGTGCCCAAAATTTTAGTGCCTCCTCTTTATTTGGCTGAAGAGCAAGAATACTATTATAGAGAAAACTTTCTTTTCCATTAGGAGCATTTACTCTTTCTATTTCTTGTGTTTCTTTATTCCTGATGATAGAACAATGTGCCATTAGTTACATTTTTTAGATTCTACAGTTTTTTTAGCAATTACATTCTCTATTTCATTTGTATTCCAATCATATTTATTAATTAGATAGTCTATTGCTGTTGCATGAGAGGGTTGATTTTCCTTATTAGCTTGTGTATTACCATAATAAATAGGTTTTCCTTTAAATTCTCCTGACATTGCTTTTGCTCTCATCCAGACAGCTTGTGGCTCATTACTATTTAAGAAGAAATCAATAAAATCAATTACATTTTCTTTAGTAGTTTTACCACTTGTATGAAAAGGATTTTCAAAAGATACTGGCATTTTAGTAGATTTATATGCTACTATAGCCTTTCCCCTCTTTTGTTCATCAGAATAAAGATAAGGTTTATCAACTATTTTAACATTTTCTGAAACTGTTTTATTCCCTAATTTAGAATATACTTCTTCTGCTACTCCCATACCTATTTGTTTTGGTTTATTTACTGAATTAGAATTTGATAACACCTTATCCAACTCTTGTCTCCAATTAGGATTAGCCATATTAATTGTAGGAATATTTTTTCTTCTTGCCATTTCTACAGCTTGTCCTGTACCTCCTTCTGGTCTTATACCTTTTGTTTCCTTAGCATAGAACAATACAAAATCTACAGGAGCATTTAAATTATCACCAAATACCTGATTAGTATTTCTTGCCATAAGTTTTAACCCTCCCCCTTTTAAATATTCAGGAGCAGGATGTATTTCTTTAGCTATAGCTTGTTCTTTTGCTCTTGATCCTTGTTTTTCAGGAGAAAATAAGTTTTTCTTTTTTGTTCCATCATCAAATGCTTTATCAGCTCCTTCTTTTTTACCATAAAAAGTTACACCTGTATTCAATGTATACCCTTTACTTTCTAACTCGGTAGCTATCTCAGTCATTTGTGATAATACATTTTCAGGAGTTTGTCTGCTTCCTACTCCTGCATATGTCATAGTAGGCGTGTTGGATTTAGATGGTAATGCATTAAATAAAGGCATTCCTTCATATTGTGGATTTTCCATATTAGTTTTATTTTCATATAAAGGTAAGGATTTATTTGGATTTTTCCTATCATTCTTAGCAGCATAATCAAGAAACAAATCTATTATATCATGATTATCATGAGGATTGCTTTCCACCTTTATAAATCCATTATCAATAACAGATTGTCTATCCTCTGTATAGAATTCGTTTGCTTTGTTTCCATTACCCCAAGCATTTGTTGCTTTGTATACAAAATATTCTGTACCCTTGTAATCCCTATGTATTAAAGCTGTACCAAAATCATCATACACTTTTTGAAATAGTCCTTTTTGTATATAAGAAAAGTCTCCTATTTTACGCATATAGGCTTTTTTCTTTGCTATAGTGGAAAGTCCTTGCTTCTTATCTTTATTTGAAATAGAAATATCTTCCCAAGAATAAACAATAAAATCTGATTTAGCTTCTTTTGTTAATGTGGATTGTGTAAGCATTTGTGGAATATTTCCTGCTGTTGTAGCTTTCTTTACATTATCAGGAAGGAAAGCCATAGAAGGATTATATTTACCACCCTCTGTTTTGTATTTAATATATTTTGCTTTAACGTGTGGAACAACATCATCATTGTTCCAATTGTTTCTTTGAAATACACCTAATTCATAAAACTGTTCCAGATTAGGAATCTTTTCTAAAGAAGAAAGTGTTTCATTATATATCTCTTCAAAATCTTCAAAAGGAATTACAGATGTAAATGATAACGTAGATTTAGAAAGTCCTGACTGTAATACAGCAAGTCTAATAAGTCTGTCATAAAGTTTACTATCCTGGCTTTTTAAATAATCCCTAATCTCTCTGAATGCAAAGATAAGATTATTTTGGTCATATACCTTATTCTGTAAACTTTTCACCTTAACATTTGTCACAGAAGCATTTCCTGCTTTATCTGAAGGAACAATTTGCATAAGATTAATAACAACATTATTATGTAAAGAATGCCCTTTATGATCTTTTACATGCTGTATAAATGTTCCCACCTCTTTTGCTGCTCCTCCATTCTTAATAAGGAGGTCTGTTATTTCTTCATTTAAAGCTGTATCTGTTTGAAGAGCATAATCAAATAAATCATTAACAGCTTTCTGAGCAAGTTTAACAAAATCATTATCATTCATTTGTATATAAGGGGTAATAACCTTTTCAATAATTCCTCTTACCCTTGGTTGATCTGATTTTAATATTTCTGCTAATGCATCTCTTAATGATTCTATTCTTGTTTTTAATGCCCCAATAAATGAATTATCTAACAAGCCATCTACACCACTTATTATATTTCCATCTTTATCAACACTGCTTATAATAGTGCTCTGTGCTTTTTCAAGTTGTTTGAATTTTTTGAACACTAAATAAGGATCATTAAATGTAGCTGTATCAAAGTTACTGCCCTGTGTAACCAAGAACATATGTTCAGCCATCTTAGCATATTTCAAAAACTCATCTAATATAAGCCTTTGATTAACTAATTCACTACTGTTCATATTAGCAACCTTCTTACCTACTAAATTCTTCAATGCACTCTTAGAAGGAATAGTAAATCCTTCTTTAGGAATTGTAATAGAAGAAGCATATTCACCTTTTACAGCTTTCACATATTTATCAATGAACAACCATGAATATCCTTCACTTTCAATTGTTCTTAAATAATCCTGAATAATAGGTTGATTCATAAAGTATGCAACAGTATCTACAGGAACTCCAAGTTTAATAAGAAACAGATATGTGGAAGCAACATTAGGTGTAGCTCCAAGTTCCATAATCCAAGGTCCTTTTGATATATCAACATATCCATCAATAAACTGCCCTATAATATCAGATATATCCTGCCCATCGGCATTTTCTATCATAGACAATGTAGGAACAACTCTACCATCAACTGTAATTTTATTGTATTTATCAAATTTAATTTCAGCATCCCCTAACCAATGTCCATCCTCTTTTACTAATGTAAGTTTGTTCTTATCAATAAAAATAGGTTGTCTTTGATTTAAGGAATGATTAGTTTGATTAACAGCAGCAATACCAATAGCATATTTACCTGTTACAAAAGCATGTCTAAGTCTTGTCATAAAACCCATATCAAGCATATTATTGATATTGGTGTAATCAAACTTATGCCCAATAACTTTAATGGTAATTTCTTCAGCAAGGTCTTTTAATTGTGTTGCTGAGTTAGGTTGAATAAGCCTCTTATAATTCTTAGGATGAAGAACAAGAGTTTCACTACTTTCTATGTATGCATTTTCAAGTGCTTTCTTTGTATTCTGTTTATTAAGAGAAAATCCACCAAATTCAGATAGAGAAGGAAGTCCTTGTATTTCTGCCATTTCCTCTGCTGCCTGTACATTTATTGATTCTTTTTCAGAATAATAGTCAGCTTTAACATTTGCTGATATCTGTTTTGATTGTTCTCCTATATCCTGTATAGTTTCATTCTTACCTTCTCTAAACACTCTTAATGCTTCTTCCTTATATTCTTTAACATACTCTGAGGTTGCTCCTAACACTCTTAATTCTTCTTCATACAAAGAAACCATAGATAATAAATCTTGGGTGTCATTAGGATGTTCATTTCTCTCTAATTTACGAAGTGTAAGAGCTAGATAATTTTCTATTTCTTGGGGGCCATTAATATCATTTATTAACATTGAATCTTTAAGTTTCCAATAATCTGTCTTTGTTTCTTTTGGAAGAACTCTAAAAATTTTACCACCTGCTTTAAACAGTTCTAATATATAATTATTCTGCATCTGAACATTCAGAACATAATCTACATCATTAAATAGTTCTGTATATTGAGAATACAATTCTTCTTTCTTTTCAGAAACAGCAGTTTTATAATTATTATTTATTTCATCTAATGTATTTTTAAAAGCATCTCTTAGTTCCTTTACTGCTCCTTTGGATAGGAAATTTTTATATTTCTTAACATCCTTCTCTACATTCTCTTTTACCCAATTATAATACCTTTTACCTACAGTAGAGTTTGTATCTGTTAGATAGTTAACTAATTCTAATCCATTCTTACCCTTGATAACATTCTTTAAATACATAAAGAGTTTATCAATGTCAAAGTCAGCTCCTGTTTTCTCTACAAGAGCAGCAGGAACAACAACACTATCACCAAATTCCTTTGGAAGGAATTGTTTAATAACAAATGCTTCAATGGAATTCTGCTTCTGTGTAGGAATTCTATATGCCAATCCTGAAAGAATTTTCTGCCCTTCAGGTGTATTATTTAAATAGTTTAAGAGCTCTTCATCTGAAAGGGGGCTATCAAACCATCTTCCTATCATTATCTCACATGTATTAGTTTTATTCTCTCCTTCTGAATAGAATCTTAATACATCTGATGTATATCCTTTTTTACCTTTTATCTTAGTTAAACCAAATCTCTTTTCTTCAAAGAATAAAGAAGGAATTTGCACCTTAGAACCTCCTGGCATTTTCTGTGAAATCACTTCCCTATCTGCAATAGAATAAAGAATATTCCTTATTTGCTGATAAGCAGGTGTAGCTTCCAATACTGATTTCCCTTCTAAGAAAGATGTCAGTGCTTTACTGATATTATCAGTTACCTCTCTTTTGAGAATTTCATCCCTAAGCATCTCTCCTGTTTTGGAAAGATCAACAATAGTGAATGTTCCATTCTCTTCTTTTATACCAAGAGTCTTTAGTAAGTTCTCATATCCCTTTTGTGTTAATTCTTCAAGAAGATTCTGATTGTTTATTATTTCTTTATACAAAGGAGAAGCTTCTTTCTTTGCATCTTCTGAAAGTGCATACCAAGTTTTATATCTTTTATTAAAATTCTTTTCACTCTCATTAAAATCAACAGGAACTCCTGCTTCCATATAATCCATTGTAATAAGTTTGGTAATCTGACTACCTCTTGTTACAGAATTATCATCATGAGAAGGAACCTCTGCCTGAATACTTAATATCTCAAAAGGTATCTTTACTATTCCTTTATATACTGTAGTAACAAAATTGCCATTAGCATCATATACAGGAGATAATTGTTCTGCTCCTACCTTTCTACCTGTTTCAAACACCATATAATCTATCTTCTCATTTTGCATTTTATTATAGAGAGTAATAGCATTTGAACTTTCTTTACTTCCAGCTTTATTTACACTCTTCATCATCCTATAAGAAAGAGGATAGAGAGCGTATTTATCCATTACTACATCATTGTAATTCCTCTTATTAGCTTTGTTACCCCTGGCAATAGGTTTTAATGGTGTATAAGCACTTTGTATCATTGGATTTCCTTTATCAAGAATATCATTCTCTTCTAAAGAAAATTCTAAACCTTTATCATTCTTCTCCCAAGCAACATCATACCTATATTGAGCTTCCTCATTATCGTTCCATTCTCCTGCTCTTATCCTGAAATTCCTGTAAGCACCAAAAGTGATAATACCACTACCATTTGTTTCTTCATATTCCTTATAATCAGGAAGGTCTATTATACCAATAACATCAGCAAAGGTTCCTGTTGAGAAATAAGGTTTTGTAAAATCTGTATATCCAATATCCCCTTTGTTAAATCCTTTATTCCACACCTTATTATAAGCTGCATTCATTTTAGGATCATTTACCAAAGGTTGTGCAGGAGAATTAAATGGTTTTACACGCTTTAGTTCATCCCAATATTGATAAGGATCTGAATAAATAATTTTATGCATTTCAATATTGGCAATTATGAAATTAATAGACAATGCTTTTAAATGTCCATTTAATTCATTTTCTGTCATGTTTTCAGGAAGATTGATGTTTTCAGCAACCCATCCTGTTTCCTCTTGTTTAAGAATATTAAACCTTTCTAAAAGCCATTTTAAATTGTTAGTTTTCTTAGTGATGTATTTATCAAGAGCAGTGTTAATTCTGCTTTCATATTTAGTATACACATCTTCAATAGATTCTGTTTCAGCTATAATATCATTGTGTAATTTCTCCCCAAGGATTTCTTTGAAGAAACGTAATTCCTTTGCTAATTTTTTATCCCTATGTCTATCAAGAGGTCTTTTATCTCTTGCAAGTGCAAGTTCTGCTTTGAAATACTCACCAAATATTCTATTAACACCTACCATTCCTTTTGATAGATTTGATGTTGTAATAGGATTGCCCATATTAATCATCCATTCTGTTGTAGCATCGGCAGGAATAAGATTCAAAAACCAACCTTTAAGGTTTAAGTTTATTCCCTGTATAATTCTTTCAGGATAAGAGAGTTTAGAGGATTGTTTTTGTTTTCCTTTTACACTATTAATAATACCACTAACATAGCCCACTTTCAGGAGATTCTCACTACCTATATCTGTTCTTCTTTCTCCACTAGGCTTAAACATTCTTTTTAACACATCAGAACCCTGTGCAAAAACATCTGTTAATAAATAAGCATATTGTGTTCCTTTAAGTTCATTAAGATTATCTATTTGTGAAAGCACATCATACAAATCACTAGGAGCATTAGTTCCTATGAAGGATTGTGTTCTATCTCCTGTTACATTGAAATATGTACTATCAAATTCAGGATGTGTAAGAGAAGCTTTCAATAAAGCTAATTCAAGAAGTCTGTTATTGATTTCTAACACCTTTCCTGAGAACATAGCAATTTCATCTGTATTAGCTATACTAGCTTTTATGCCATCTACAGTTTCTTTAAACTGTTGGAATTTATTTAAATTCTTTGAAAAGCTGTTTATCTCTTTTAATGTAAATGATATTCCCAATTTAGAAAGAAACATCACTCTCTTTTCATTTGTATTTAAATCAATATCCTTTACCTTAGCAGGAACACCTACATATTTCTTCTTAGCTTTATCATATTTATAAAATCCTTTTCCCTCTTTAGCGAAAAGAATAATAGAATGAATGTATTCACTTTTTAATTGTGCTGCTGCTGTTGAAAGATTTGCATCTCCTACAACCACTTCACCATTCTCAAGAATGAATACATTTTGTACAGAAGGATTCTGTTTCTTAAATGTTTTCCAAAAAGTGCTTATTAATTGTAATCCATGTGTTGTTTCTATTTTAGTGAAATCAACCCCTTTATCCACCCAATCGGTCTTAGTAAGACGTTTGTATAGAGTGCGGTAATTGGGATTAACTACAGCCATATCACGCAGTCTGGAAAACATTTCTTCAAGTCCTCTTGATGTATGAACATTATTCATTATAGCAACATAGGTTTCACTCATAGGAATAAGTTTATACCCTCCTATAGATGATAATTCTGCTACCTCTTCACTATTTTCATCAAGATATACCTTTGGCATTGTAGCCAATAATAGTTTTATAGCTGCATTAGTTTTCTTAAAATTATCAATTTTTGTTGCATCCTGATAATTATCCCTTCCTGTATTATTTTCATCAGTAAGCTGAAGGGTATCATTCTCATCAAATTCAATTGAATAGCCTCTTAAGAATTCTTCATGTTTTGCTACAATAGACTCCCACTGCTTATCTACAAGCTTCATTAGGTTGGTATACTTATCTATTGTAGGTTTTGCTTGTTTTAATGTTAATGTTTCATTTTCAACAAGACCATAAGCAGCCACCACCTTATTTGCTATTGTCTCAAGGATTTCGTTTTTAAGTTTTGAATAAAGTTCTGTTTTATTTAATGTAGGAAGTGTAAAAAGTCCTTTATCTGTAGCCACTAAATCAACTAATGTTAGATAGGTCATTTCTTCCACTATCTCCATTTTTTCAATATCTGTTATGGCTACAACACTTAATTCATCAGCTTCTGTAAAATAAGCATCTTCTATATCTATTATTCCTTTTGATGCATATGATAATGCTGTTTCTAAAGGAATATTGTTTTTATATCCTCCTGTGTTTATTTTATTAAATAACTCTTCTGTAAGGGAAGAGAAATTCTCTTTTCCAAACCAGCCTTTTACTAAATTAACAATATCAGAAAACAGCTTTAGAATAAATGGTCTTCCATCAACAGGTTTCTGAGGAATCTTTTTGTTAACCCTGTAGTCTCTAAATTCTTCTGCAAGTTGTTCTTTAATTTGACTTGGTGTTGCTTCAGAGTATTTAATAGTCTTTCCTGTAGGTCTATCAGTGAATGTACCTTTTCTACTTTTAAATTCATTTTCAATACTTGCTCTTTCTTCAGGAGAAGATATTAACTTCCAAACAGCTTCAAATACTTCATGATATACTGTTCCTACTTCTGCTTGCTCATAAATATATAATGCCCCATTCTTAAGCATTCCCCAGGCTTTTCTGTCTCCACCTATTTCACTGATAATATTTTTTACTCTATACAGAGGAAGATTAGGAAAATTAGTTTTAATCCATTCTTCAATTTCTGCCCAATTTTCAATTTTAATATCTTTAATTTCCTTTTCTAACATTTCTCTTAGAATAGGTTTTTGCTTATTCTTATTCTTTAAAGCATTATTAATTGCTTCATTTACAGCATCACTATTTTCTTCATCATCTGGTATTTCAAATGCCTCTTCATCTATTTTCTTCTCTACATTAACAATAGCAGTTTCTTCAGCTTCTTCATCTTCCTCACCTATAACAAACACTTCTTCACTTTCCATATTAGATGCTTTTCCTAATTGAGGAACAATAGCATCATATATAGTGCGTTTAATAAGTTTCTGTGCTTCTTCTGTTACTTGTTTTGGTGTAAATTTAGGATTTGCTTCCTTCACCCTATCAGAAACATTTGCAAAAATAGTTTCAAGATCTGCTCCCTGTAATACAGAAATAACCTTCATGAAATTACTTTCATTTATATTAGCAGGAGCTCCAAACAATATAGACAATCCTGTTTTAGGAGATGTGTATGTATTGGTAGTTTTACCATCTAATATAAACTTTCCACCTGTGAGTTTTACTGTAGCTTTAGTGTTGTATTTTGATGGAATTAAATCAGCAGCTTCTATAAATTCTTTTGCTGAAAATGATGTAATCCCAAGTATACCTAATTGTTTTTTAATATAAGATTCTTCTACACCTGTCCATACATCTGAAGAAGTTAGTGATCTTGATAATATAACACTATTACTATTTTTATTAAAAATATAAAAGGTTATCTTATTTTGTGATTTTCCTTTAAATCCTATAGTATAGAACCCATTACCTAAATCATGTGCTTGTAATCCCTCAGCACCTTCATTTATCATTGCATCAATGGTAAGATTGTAGTCTGCTTCAGGGGTTCCATATATACCCTGTCTTCCTTTTAATTCATTTAATTTAATACCTAATTTATTTTCAATAGCTTTTTTTTCTTCTGCTATAGAACTTACTACTGTTTTAGTTACAGGTTTAGTAGGAGTGGTAGATTTTACAACAGGTTTTGGTTTTTCAGAAATAGGAATTACAAAATCATCTGCTGTATCTGTTGTATAGAAATACACTCCTGTAATATTTGTATCTCCTTCAACATCTGTTTTTATTGGTCTTGTATTTGTTGTGAGAGGAATATCAGTTCTCTTCTTTCCATCAGGTGTTTTATTAGAAAGCAGGTAGGTTTGGTAATTAGGCCATATAACACTCTTTATTTCTCCTGAAGATGATATGCTTATTATTTGCTCATACTCACTATTGAGGTCTTTTACTAATGTAGAATTGACATTGTTATACATATTACTTATCAAGGTGATAATCTGTTCCTTGTTAAGTTGTAAAGAAGAAGGTGTAAATGGATAGTTTTTTCCATTACCAGAAATAGAGAGTAGAAATTGTCCTGTCTCACTATCTTTTTCCCAAAAGATACTATTGTATCCATTAGGTTTTCTTTCCTTGGTATTTGGGTCTCTTGGTATTCCCCAATATATAACAGATTTTAAATAGTTTACAAGTCTTACAGAACTAGGGTCTTTTATCCCTATGGATTTATCCATCATCTGTTTAGCCACTTGCATAATAGTATCAAATATACTCTCTGCTTCTGCTCTTGAATGTTGTTTATTATTTAATTTCCTGTATCCATTAGGAAGCTCAAGAAATATTCTACCTAAAGGTGTGAGGAAAGATGTAGTTCCTTTCTCATGTGTATTATTCAGATTAGGAATACTAATGAGTAAATCTCCTTCTATCTCTTCTTCAGAAACAAACTCACTATCTTCAACACTTACCCTTGCATTATAATCAATCACTTCTTTACCATTCTGATCAGTGGTAGTAACAGGCATAGCATGTCCAAGAGAAGCATTGATTTCGTGCACTTCACTAAGGTCTTCTACCTTAAGGATTTTCTCTCTCCATTTTTTATATTGGTCTATAATACTATTCTTAACTTCTTTTGATGTACTTTCTCTGAACATTTTGCCTGAAGTTAATAGCTTATCAGGCATGATAGTAAATATTCCTTTAGATAAGTAATCTGTAGCATTCTCTATCTTTACACCATTCTCATCAATAAGAGATAAATTTCCCTCCTTATCTTCTTCTACCATTACCATAGCAATGATTGAAGATTCATCCACACCTTCTTCATCATTTTTTAATAAGGACATTAATCCTTTAAGACCAAGAGTTTCTTCATTCTTTAAAGTAATGAATACTCCTTTTATCTTTTTCCTATTAGGAAGTTTATTAAGAAGAATACCAAATTTATTAGCTCTTATATGATGAGGAACCTCTGTATCATCTAAAGGAATAGTTGATATGGGAACATATTCATCAGCTTTCTTTGCCTCAGCTTCAAACTTATGTGAATAGGGTAATTGAATAATTGTATCATTATCCTCTGTTCCTAGTGCTTCTTTAATAAGCTGTTCATCTTTTGCCAATTTATCTTCTTCTTCTTTCTCCTGTAGATACTTATTAGCAATAGCTTCAAATTTAGCAAGGATAGCACTCTTAGCTTTTAATTCTTTTTTATATTCAGGAAGAGCTTGTTGTAATATAGCAATTCTATCTTGAAGTTCTTGTAAGGTACGTTCTCCTGGAACAATATCAAGATCATCAACTTGAGCAACCATTTCCTCAAGTTGTTTAAGTTCCTCTTTATAAGTAGGTTGACGTTTTAAGAAATTAGGATTAGCTTTTAGAAAATCAATCCATTCTTGTCCCATTATAAATGTGGGAACTTTTGGAAACTTTTGTGCAAATTTATCTAATAAATCTGATAGAAATGCAATTGCTTGATCTAACGCATCTTGAATTTTTGGAAGTACACTATGAATAATTTTAATTTCCTTTTCTGTACTATCAATTAATTCTTCCATTATTTTTTGTTGATCTCTTAATTCTTGTAAGAAATCATCTTTTCCTTCAGGAAGTTCAACTATATATTGAGCTGAATCACTAATATAAGAAAGATCAATATCAAGTTCATCTTTTCGTGCTTCAAGAAAAGCAAGTTCTTTTGTAAGATCGTCTTTCATTTTTTCAAGACGTTCTGCAGCTGCTAACATCTTTCTTGTAGCAGATTTAAATTGAATCCTACCTTTAATACGTTTATCTACATCATTTTCAGTAGTAAGTATTTTTTCCTCAAGGGCATTGAGGTCTTTTATTATATTTTCAAGTTCTAATTGTTTTTTAGCAATTAACTTTTCTGTAGATTCTTGTTCTTCTACTATTTCTTTTGCAAGATCAGAAAGAATAACAATTCGTTTATTCCTATTTTCATCAATTGTTTCCTGTTCTTCTTTAGTTTTCTTTTCTTCTATAAAAGCTTTATTTGCAGCAAGCTGTTCTTTTGTTAATGCTTTTTCCCCTGTAAGTGTAAGTCTTGCTTTATTAAAACCTTCTTGTGCTTTAAAATATGCATTGTCACTAACATCTTTACGAAGAAGTTTACCATTAGCTCCTATATATACAAAGAATAGTTTGCCATTTTCATATTGGAGTCTTCCTTTTTTCTCTCCGCCATAACCTTTTCCAAAATTATAACTATAAATCTCATTCCTATGTTCATAAAAAAACTTAGCAGTCTTATTCTTTTCTAATACATCTGCTTTAGTTAACTTATAATCTTTTAATCTATCTTTAGGAATATCAAAAATTTTATTTCCTGTTTGAATTTTAATTGTACCATCTTCATTTTCACCTAAGATTTTAAGTTTATGTAAATCAATAGCTGAATTAATACCATTTGTTTCATAATCTACAGTTGTACCAAGAAAATATTCTACTCCTATTTCAAATTCAGTTGCAACATTTTTAGTAGTGAGAGTAATAGTTTTTTTGATTGGCTCACCTTTTTCATCTAATTCAACTTCAGGTAAATCTTCAATTGTTTGTTCTTTATATTCTTTAGGATTGTTTTTTATATCAGTATATTCCTGTAAAAATAAATTCCTACGAACAGTCATTTGACCAACACTATATAATGCTTCTCCAACATCTTCCTGAATAGTAGAATCAAGAGTCTTGACTTTTTCCATAGCAGCATTATAACTTTCGAAATTTCCTGCTATAAGGTCTGCATTAACTGTACTAATATCAATGCCTGCATTAACAAGAGTTGCTTCAACAGAAGGAAGCCTATCATCATAATCTGCCACCTTTGCTGCAGCATAGACCATCTTATCCATCACTGCAGAAGTGTAGAGAGGTTTTTTATTCTCATCTACTTTTCCTCCATAGCGAAGATTGAGTGATTGATATAATGATTTTGTGTTTTCTGCAGTGGCTTCAAATTTCGCAAGTCTGGTTAAATATGCTTCTCTTGTATCTGACGCAAGAGCTTTTCCTTCAGCTTGAAGTTGTGCAAATCCTTCTTCAGTACTAGCAAGAGTTCTATATTCAGCAATGTCTGATCTTACAAGATCAAATCTACCATATTTAATACGAGGAGATAAATAATTAATAATATAATCAGCTTCTTTATCTTTACTATCAGTAATTTTTCCTGCTTTTAAAAGTTCTTCCCTATCTTCTTGTAAAACAGTTCCTCTATTAACAGAATCTATTGTGTCACTTGTAAAATCAGAAAGTTTAGATTTATTAAAAGATTCAATCGCAGCTTTGGTATTTATATCTTTTGCAGAATTTTCTTTATATCTACCTCTGCCTAACATCAATGCTCCAGAAAGTCCACCAATAAGAATATTTTCCATACCCTCATCTGTACCAACTGTTTCTTTAATTCCTTCAAATATACTACCTATAGCACTTGTAGCACTATTATCATACTTCTTATCATAATAATCTTGTGTGCCAATTTGAATAGCATACTGCGCACCTTCTTCAAATCCTTCAGGTACAGAAAATGTATATGGTCTTATTTTATTTAAAGCAGATAAAAATTTATTACCAGTTACAGCTTTTTCTATAAATTTACCAGTGGTATCTGTTGTTACTTCTCCAATTTTTCTACTAACACCATTAATTATATCCTTTTCTGCACGATAGGAAGATCCTAATATTTTTGGAAATTGAATATAGTTAGTAACACTTAATAGTGCTACGTTGGCTAAAAAGGAACTATTACCAACAGACTCAGAAGCCTTATTAATTTTATCTAACTCTGCACCAATAGGATCAAGACCACCATGAGTATTTTTATATTCTTCTATTTTATCATCCCTAAATTGATTCAGATTGTTAAATGCTTCAAATCCAGCTTCACCAGTTGTAGCAAGTCCTGCAACAACTGCTCTACTACCAGCATTTAATGTTTTATATGAACCTAAAAATTGATTTGATATAGCTTTTAACTTACCGTATCCTTCAGCAACTTTTCCTGCAGTGGCAGCAGCTGCTACAGCTTCTTCTGTACTAGCTGCTAACACTTCTGCACCTTTTCCTATAGATACTAATTTTGCTAATCCTGGTAAAAGACTTAATGATTTTAATCCTGTAGCAAATACACCTCCTGATAAAGCAGCTCCAGCAGCAAATCCTAAGTTTTTAACAATACCGTCCCAAAGAAAGTTTGCACTAAATAATTTAGAAGGAGAATACCACCTAGAATTTTTCTCAGCATCTGAATAATAATTTGGTAAAATATCTTCTGCTGCTTTAGTAATTTCATCAATCTTACGATTAAAATCATTATCATAGAATGATGCAAATCTACCATCATCTATCATTTGATATACACCATTCAATAATCCTGCTGTAGATTGTACAAAGGTAGTACCAGTTAATAGTAAACCTTTACCTACACCATTAACCATTTTAGAAGTCCATCCTTGTCTTTGTGCAGCTGCGTCCTCATTATTATATCCATATAATACATTATTGTATCTTCCTGTTCTAAATGGCGCAGCTTCTTCCATAGTTACAGAAGAAGCATCATAAGATCTTGTGGGGGCAGAAATATAATTTAACGATGTATCATTCAATGGATTATATTCAGCTTGAACATTATTAAAAACAGGTCTTGCTGAACCATTCGCATTAACTAAATCAGGAACTTCTGGACTACCAGAAAGATTAACTATAGGGTCTTGCATTATTTCTGTAAGTTTAAATTTTTATTGATTTGTGCTGTAATCATTGATTCACTCAATAAAGCTAAATCTGCTTTAGCAATATCTTCATTCAAATAAATTCTATCAAATTCAACATTTTCAACTTTTTTAGTAGTATTATTTTTAACATATACACTAGCGACATATCCCCCCCCTCTTGGCATAACTACTAAATCTGCACCAAGTGGTATATATTTAGTTGATGTACGCAATTGATAAAGTTCTTCAGAAGGAATAGCTGCAGTTTGCCAAGCATCAGGGTTTGTAGTGTATGCACCTAAATTTGTTGAACCATATTGACTAGTTGCAGCTCTTACTTGTAATGGATTAAATTTATAAGCATTGAAAGATTGTCCTGTTAATTGTTCAAAATCATTTTGTGAATCTATATTAACTTCTCTAACTTTTCCAGTATCATCAGTTATTGTAGCAACACCTTTCCAAGTTCCACCAACTTCGTAAGGAGCACTTGCTTTAAATGATACCTTTGAATTAGGATCGGTTAAAGCTTTTAATGCAGCAGTTTGATCATATCCTGCTCCAGCTAAGTTTGTTGCATTAGAAATAAATGCACTCACTCTATTTTTTACAATTTTCATTTCTTTCTCATCTGTAGGAGTGAAAGAAAATACATCATCTGTTGTTGTAAATTTACCTAATCTTTCTTCTATCTGTTTACTTGCTACTTCAGGGGATACTCCTGTTTGTGCAACTTGTCTATAAATATCTTCTCTTGCTGCAAGTAATGTGGTATAATTATAATGACTTGTTTTATAGTCTGCCACTGCTTGTTTATCTGCATGAGTTAAGGTTACTCCCAGATCTTTAGCTTTATTATCTAAATTTAATATCCATCGTGTAACAAATTGTTGTGGAGTTTCATTAGTTGATTTTGACCAACCTTTTATATTTTGTAATATATCATTCTTAGTTAAAGGTTTACCGCTTTGAGTTTTACCATTATTACCTTTACTTAATAATGTAAATATTACATCAACACCATTAGCATAATTAGTAGCTTCCCAGGATGCTAATTGTTCCGTAGTTCTTTCCACTGCAGATTTTCCCATAGTTCCAGGAACATCAGCACTTAATCTCAATAGTTCTCCAGAAGCCCCTTCTCCTTCTTTTGGTTTTGCTTTCCATTGACCTGTTGCTCTATCAAATTCATTTTCCGCTGTAAATTTTAAATCTGCTAAATCAGCAGCTCTTAAAGCCATTTTTTGATCAAATGCTTCTTGTCCTTGTTTAAATCTAAAATCTCTTTCGTTATTAAGTTGTTGTGTTAAAGGATTTGTAAGATTTGTAATCTTCTTTGTAGTGTCTGTAAATTGTGTAACTAAACTATTTTGAAAATTTGTTCTATAATAACTTTCTTTAAATGCATCTGGAGATTTTGTAGCTAATTCTGCAAGATCTGTATATTGTTTTTCATAAGTAATTCGTTCATCAGATAACTTTTTCTTTTGAGCTTCCAGAGCAAGTTTTTGTTCGGGAGTAGTTTTTCCTGTAAGTAGAGTATTTAATTGCCCTAAACTTTGATCTATTTCTGAAAAGACTCCTTCATATTTGGTAGCAAATACAGACAATATACTTTCCGCAGGAACATTTTTTGTATTTGCCCAAGCGTCAATGTGTATTTGATTTTGAACATTCCCTTGTTTTAACACATTATTAATAATTGCCTGAACTGCTTTTGCATTGCTACTTTCTTCAACATGTGTCATAGTTCTTGCAGGAAGTGCTTCACCTGTTGCAGGATTAAACTTTATGTTGCCCTGTGTATCAGTTTGAAACATTTGTTCAAGAATTGATGATTCTATTCCTGCATCTTTAACTTGTTTCTGTATTTCTTCTGTTATGTTTACATAAGGAGAATATTCTCCTGAAAAAGCAACTGGTGCTCCACGATCATCTGTTAAACCACTATTTAAATAAGGGTTTACAAATTTTTCATAAAAGAACTGTTCATTGTTTTTATCAGATTTACCTTCTTTTTTGTATCTATCCATCTCAGTTAATTGTTTTCTGAGTTTGGCAGTTGATGATACAGCATTTTGTATAAAGGAATCTTTTCCAATTTGACTAACCATTCCTCCTACAGAGGTAACAAGTTGCGAGTTAGAGAAATCTCCACCTGCAACTCCTCTAAGATTATTACCTAATGCGTTGAGTTTAGACTGTAAATAAGTTTTATCTACATCTTTATAAACATCAAGTCCAGCAACATTGTTAATTTGGGTCTGTATTTTTTGAACACCCTCATCATATTGCTTTTGTTTCTGCATACCCACTTCAACCATTGCCTGAACAGGTAATTGTTGTACATATGGGTTGAAAGTTGGGATCTGTTTATCGGTAAATGAAGCCATGTCTTTTATAAAGTTAACAAATGTAATAGAAAATATTATACAATCAAAGAATTATAATATATTCTGGTAATTTTATTTAATCAAATTAGTTATAATGCTTTAATAGCTTTAACGATTGAACCATTTCTTGAAGTTTTATCTTTTGGTTTCTTTTTGTAACTTTCAACTTCATAAGTACCATCATCATTCTTTTTATATACAGCATCAAATCCTGTAGGTATTCCAGAATTTGACGCTGTTGCACCTGCTCCACTAGTATCAAATTGTGCAAAAGGATTGTAATTCTGAGCTTTCATTTGATCGTTGTATCTATAGTTATATAGATTTTCATATACACCAAGTTGTCTATTTTCTAATTTATTCTTAGCATATTTATCACTAATAGAATTTAAAGCAGCAAGTGTTGTAGCTTTAGTATTTGACAATGCTTCTTGTTGTCTTACGTACTGTTGATCAAGTCCTTGCAGATTTTTCAATTGAGCATCATTGAGAATATTTCTATTTTCACTATACACTTTATCTTTCTCAGCTTGATTTAATCTAAACTGTTCAGCTAACACTTTCTGATTAGCTCCATATTTCTGTGCATTTAATGATGCAAGAGCAGCAGGATTATATCCTGACATTCTTTGTGCACTTCTATAATCAGCTTGGTTCTCATTCATTATATCTTGCAATGATATATCATAAGGAACAGTTAACTCAGGTTGATAATTTTGATATTGAACAGGTTCCACTTTATTATTAGACATAGCATACATTTCTCCTGCTAACTGATTAGGATCTAATTGTTCTTGATCTGTTGGTCTAAGATAAGGAATCAATGTATTTAATGCAGGTATCCAAGGAAACTTGGGTTTATCTTCAATAGGAGGAGTGTATGGAATTCTTGTAGTTGTGTTATCTGTTGTAACAGACATTCCAGGAAGTTTAGTAGTTTCTTGTGGAGGAGGAATAAGATTTAATAGTTCTTTAGAAGCCCAACCATATCCAAGTTTTTTATCAATGAACGGTGTTTTTCCATAAAGTTCTTTATGCCTTGCTTCAATTAAAGGTTTAGATTGAGGATTATTTAAAAGAAACTTTTGAAATTCTTCATTTCCTTGTCCTGTAAATCCAAGATTTTCTGCAATTTTATCCCATTCTTCTCCAGTAAAACTTGATTTAGTTTTCATCCCATAACGATCACCAGGACTAGTGTTTCCTTTCCAAGGAACTAATCCATATTTACTTATATATCCAGATGGTTGTGCTATAGGAGGTTGTCCTGAACTTCTTATTGCTGCTTCACGTTTTGTAGCATTATCACCAGCAAGTTTTGTAGTAGATTTACCAGTAGTTTGAACAGGAGATGGACTAATAGGTTTTCCTGTAGTCTTACTATACCATTGTTTAAATTCAGGAGTTTGAGCACTTTCTATTCCATAATGAAGAATATTTTTTACAAAATCATCATATGATAAATTCATTTCACCGAGATATTTATCTTTCAAATATTTATTATAAATATCTCGGTGTACATTACGATTTTTTTCTAACTGAACATCTTTACGATGACTTGTTCCACTTTTCCATTTTTCTTCAAAAATTTTCTTATTTTGTGGAGTATCTATATTATTTTTATTACTTCCTGTTCTACTAGTAATTTCATTAAGCCAATTACTATATGCAGTTTCTTTTTCAGAATCCCAACCATGTTGTGCTTTAGGAATACTTGTACCAAATTCAGCAGAATTTGAGAAAGCATTTTTATCTATCTTAACTTCACCACGAGCAAGATTATCAGCTATAAATCCATTTTCATCTGCTGTTGCATTTAACGCTTCCTGATAGTTAGCTAAGTTTTGTGTATCTGCTGCATATTTTTTCAACTTCATATTTCCACCATCAATAGTTGCCTTTAATGATGTAAGTTTAAGTTTATCAAAAGATGTAGTTGAATCAAGTTCATTTAATTCATTTGTAGCTTTTGCAATCTTTTTATTCTCACGATTAGTTTTATTAGCTATATGGTGTTCTATTCTTTTGAATTTCTTTCCACCATATTCATCAGCAAGTTCTATGAGTTCTTTATCGTTAGTTGCCATTGCTAATTTTTTATCAAATTTAAGATTACCAAATACAACAAGACTATCTTCTTGTCCACCATTCTGTAATTTAACAGCAGGTTCACCTCTCTCTACTTCTACATTAGCCTCAGCATTACCACCTGTTTCAAATTTAGAATATGATGGTTGTGTATTTCCATATGATACACCTATTCCTGTATTACCCTGACCATCAGTTTCTTCATGTGAGTTTCCTTTAAACATAACAGTTTCTCCACCATCAGGTAGATATGGATTATAAGAAATAGGTTCAGCATATCCACCCCAATGAGTTTGTAATTCTCCACCCATTGCCATAGATTGTTGTGTGAATAGATTTTGTCTTATGTTACCTCCTGTTCTAAGAGAATCCATTCCTTCGTGTGCAAAATCATAAACGTCTTGTGCTGTGTGGTCTCCAAAATAATTAATAAGTTGTGGATTAATATTTCCACCATCTCTTACATAAGAATTATATTGAGCGTGAACACCTTTGCCAAAGTTTGCTCCTGCTGTTCTTCCAATATTTCTTGTAGTAGCAGCTTGGGCATTTTTAATCTTTTCAGGATTTGTATCAATTAGATTTCCACCAACTGTACCTACAGTTTTACCAATAAGTTGTCCTACAGGTCCCCATATACTACCAATTGCTCCACCAACTTCACCTCCAATATCAGCACCTGCACTATCACCACCACTAAGTTGTGTAGCAGCATTTCCTACTGCTTCTGTACCTCCTGCATTAGCAAATTGTCCAACTCCTCCCCCTGCTCCTCCTGCAAATTGTGAAGTGCTTCCAAATTTTCCTTTTGATGCTGCTGATATAAGTTCTCCCCATTGTGCTTGGCGAAGATTTCCTCCCATTCTATATTGTTTAACTATATCAGAATCATTAAGAGGTTCAAATCCAAGATCATCATATAATGTATTAGGAGCATACGTATTCTGTATTTCTCCCCCACCTTGTAACATATATCCATTCCTTGCAAGAGGATTTGTACCCACACCATATATAGGAAAAAATTCTTGACCTGTATTAACAGGCATCATTGCCTCTCTTTTTTTATTTATGTTTTCAGATAATTGTCTTTGAGAATCAACATCTACCTGTTCAGTAGCTTTAGCAGTTGCCTTACTAACACCTTCTGCTTGTCTAGCTTTTCTTACTGCTTCTTTTTCATCTTGTACTTTTTGAACTAGTCCTACCACTTTTTCAACAATAGGAAGTCCTTGTGCCCAATTAACTTTTGTTCCAGGTTTATTTTGACCACTACCAGCAGTTTGATTAAGCAAATTAGAAATATTATTATTATCCCCCTCCATAGTATATTGATCAACAGGGACAGCATTTGGACTAGTTGCATATGTAGGAGGAGATGTACCATTAGGATTCCATTGAGTGTTCATAGCTGAACCAAAATTTACTTCAGTTCCTGGATATGCTTTGGGAATATTTATTCCTCTTTTCCCCGATGACATACTACCAGCAACTTTAGCAATATCCCCTATAGAGGATGCGATTTTTCCAAGATCAAATCCTCCACTACTTCCAGAAGTAGCTCCTTGTTGTGTGGCTTGAAGCATAGCTTGTTGATATGTTTGCTGTTGTCTTTCTGCTTCAGTAGACCCTGTAACAGATTTATCAGCTTGATTATAATATTGACCATAGTCAAGTGGTGCAAAACCTGTAGTAGGAGAAGATTTATCCATAGATACTCCCACTTGAGCTTTTTTAAATTCTTTTCCATGAGCCTTCATAAAGGCTGCTTCTGTTGGGAATTTTTTGTAAAAGGATTTTATATCCTTAACTTTAGCAATTTTTAAAATCGTGTCTATCATGATTGAGAGTATTTTGATAACCAACCACCAACGGTGGGTTTATTATAATTTGTAAAGTTAGTTAATTGATCAAGATGTTCAGTAGTTTTTTCATCTAAATTATTTATGCCATTGCGAGCCATAGGATACTCTGTAACAGACTTTCCTTTGAATCTATAATCTTGTCCAGGTTCCATGTATTTAGTGTCTCCTGTGTCAGATATACCCCATAGAGGTTGATCTACACCTTCCATTGTAATATTATTACTGTTTATTCTAACAGGATGCCCCCAATTTTTAGGATTCCAATATCCTCTATTATCAGTTTTTATTTGTCCGCCTGATTTAAGGGTATTGGTTCTTTCTCCATTTATTGTATATTCTCCTGGTTTAAGCCCCACATATTTACGTATTAAGTCAAGATTATTATTAAATGCTTTATCATAATTTGAATTAAATGTTTTATCATTATTATAAAGAATTTTATTTACATAATCTTTTGTTTCAGTAGGAAGTTGTTCTATCCATTTAGAATCATTATAAATATCATATCCTGAATCTTTTAATTCTGTAAGTTTTTTTGAGAGATTTCCTCTTCCCCAATTATATGCTGCAAGAGTTTTAGCTTGTCTTATTTTATCATCTTGATTTGGTTTATTAATAAAATCAGCATTATAAAGATTATTCATGTACCATTTTTGTACAGCAATAGCATCATCAGAATTAAGAGGATTAATAGTTTTTTTACCACTTTTTCCTTTTTCTAAATAATCTTTTATAGCATCTTCTTTTAACTGCACTAATCCTTTTGCGTTAGATTTTTTATTTATAACATTTGAATTAAATCCAGATTCTTTATAAGCTTGCCTTGCTAATATATCTAAAGGAATTTCTATTCCATCTTGACTAATGTTATTTGGTTTCCAATCTAAGCCGTGTTGATAGAATTGCATTTCTTTTCCATTCTGTGCAGAAGGCATTGTTTTCTTTGCATATTTTCCTTCTGAAGGAATATCTCCTGTTCTTACAAATGCACTTGGGAGAACTCCTCCCATTTGCATATCTTTTCCTTTTGTTCTTATTGGGAAAGGAATGGCTTGATTCTTTTCCACATAAGGATGTCTAACGTTTATATCCCAATCATCTGCTTCTTGCCATGTTTTAAAAGGTCCACCTAAATAATCACCTGTTTCTCTGTATTCTTTTAAAGGATCTTCAAGAGGTTGTCCATATTTAAATGAAGGAATTAAATAAGCAGGTTCTCCATCTTCTCCTCCTATAGACATAGCTAATTCAGAACTTGGATCTCTATTTGGTATTTTATATCCTGTTGGAAGTTTTTCACTATTTGGTTGAAGAAATTTGTCTTCTGATATATATTTACTTGTCCATCCACCATTCTGAAACTGTCCTCCCCAAGCAGGACTATAATTCCTTCCTGATGTGTCATTACCTATTCCTACAAATCCTTCAGGTAGAGAAACATTGCTATTGTTATAATTTACTTCTCCTCCATTTTTATGTATTGTTTTATACGCATCATCAACAGATAATCCTATATCACTGGCAAGTTTACCTGTTATAGGTGTTTGAACTCCTCTTATGTTTAATTTATTATTAACAAATGCATTTAACGCAGGATTTACATATTGAGTAGAAAGTCCTAATCCTCTATTAGCATAATCAATTAAATTTGGTGTAATAGTTGTAGGTGCTACTAAAGCACTTGGATTATTTTTCCACCATCTTGCAGTAGCATAAGAATTTGTTGATGGAGTAAAAGACCTTGTGTTTAACCCTAATGTTTGTGGAAGTATATTTAATAAAGCTCCCGTAGCATTATTCATTGCTCCTGTATAATTTCCTTCACTATAATCCATTCCTGCATCCCAAGCATCCATTGCCCCTGCACTATATGCTAATGGGGGTATCGTACCTGCTGTGAACATATTAGCTAAATTAATTGCTGTTTTAGATCCATAATGTATTCTATCCCATTGTGTGTGTTTCTCTTCTTCTTTTTTAATTCTTTCTGCTAATTCATTATCCATTTTATTCTCTTGCTTATCAGGAGAAATAGAATATTCTTTTACAGGAACATGATAATTAGGACTTCCATAATAAGGATTCCTTACATCTTTAGATATTTGTTCTGCTTGTTGTTTAGATATATAAGGTTGTCTATTAGTAGCATCATTGGGGACTTGTTCTATTGGTTGTGGATTATAATTTTCAGAGGGATTTCCAAAAATATATTGTAGTGCCTCCTGTGTTAATGCTTGTTTAGGAGTTATATTTTTTTGATTATACTTCTCATAAGGGATTGATGTAGATATTTTTTCTTTTTTTCCACCAGTTTGCATTTTCTTATATGGAGTTTTTTCTACACTATCGTCATCATAAAAATTTAATAAATAATCTCCTTCAGATTCACCATTATATGTATTTTTATTTAACCATTGCTTTTCTGTACGTACAAGAGATTTATCAATAGGTTTACTAAATTGAGGAGTTTCTCTTGGAATTAATTTTTTTTCTGTAGAAGTTATTCCTTTTGATTTAAGTTTCAATATTTGTGCAATAGTAGGAGGATTTGTTGGTTTTTTATATAAAGGAACTCCTTGTCTATACGGATTATTTACATCTCCTATCATTTGATAATCAACAGCATCTATATGAGGTCCTTTATTACTACCTATATTATTTGCAGGATTATTACTAACATATTTATTATTAATTCTATCATAATCTGCATTTGTAAAAAATGGATTGTCTCTACCTAATTTAAGTAATTCTGTACCTGCTTTATATAAATTTAAACTATCCTGATATGATTTATAGGCAAGATCTTGTCTACTTAATATAGTGGGACCAGATATAGTTGTTCCACCATCAGCAATTTCTGTGTATTTATCTAACCAACCTTTTTTCATTATTTATAAGAGATTTGAGATGGGGTTATAATAAATTGGGAAACTAAATTTACATCAGATCTATCATCTAATATATGTCTCACCTTTAATTCTTTTGCTCTAAGTGGTTCCTTTTTAAATGATCTTGTTGAATAATCCATATTAGCCTGTACAAGTACTTTGTCTATAGAAAGATTATCACAACTTCTTTCAAACATTGGTGTAGTCTTATTTTGTAATACTGACCAGAATGTATTATATTGATAGAAGTTATCACTCTTGGTATATGTTATAGTCTTACTATCAACATTATATTTAGGATAGGATAAATACTGACTAAGATTGTGTAAAGGTTTTGGAACAAGTTCAAGAAGTCCTGTACATTGTTGTCCATTGTATAGAATAGCTTTATTGAACCAAGCATCGTTCACTTCTATTTTATTATAGTTACTTGGTACACCTTCACTGTGATTAAAATATTTATACACCTTTGTATAGTCTTTTACATTCTGAAGAATTTCATCTTGATATGTATAAGCAAATGGGTATTCAATTATATAAGGTGCAATATTTCCATAGAAGGTATTGTATATGGTAGCATTTGTTAAATGTCTCCACGTACAACCAGTAGCAATTTCTTTAGGTTTAGTTTCAAAAAATTCTTGTTGAGTGATTATAATAATAAATTTACGTTTTTCTAATTTACATTCACCAATAGATATTAATTCAATCCATGTTACACTATCATCAACAGTATAACTAATACCGTTAATGAGTGTTTTTTTACTAACACCTTTAGCAATAACATTTCCAAACTGATCATAGATATCAAAAGGTCCTGAATTAGGTCCAAATTTTGTCAGTTTTATAGATATAATCTTTGACATAGTATAAATTTATTATTAACAGAAACCACCAGTTGTAACAACACCAGACGCTGTACGTACCCAATATACCTGACCACCAGATGGATTTTCTGAAAACCAATGATATCCATCAGTTCCTATATAAGGAGTAGTTAATCCTGCATCTGTGTATAATTGATGAGTAATTAATCCTGATGGAGCATAACTTGAATATACGATAGTTGTTACAGGTTCTGATGGCAATGCACATACTGTAGCACTATTCAAATATGTAAGTGTTGATATTAAATAGTCATATACAGGAATTGCAGTGGTAGTAGTAGTAGTAGTTGTGCTACTTGTTGTACTTGTTGTAGTGCTAGTAGTACTTGTTGTTGTACTTGTTGTACTTGTTGTAGTAGTGGTAGTTGTTGTAGTTATTCCTGGACAATTTAACTTGAACGTCCAAGCAGTACCATTCATAGGTGCGTATACATCAACATATGCATCTGCTGGCGCAGCTAATGTTTTATTAAATGACACTGTACCAATGCCTGGACTTGTAATCCTTGGATAACCATCATCAGGATAAGTGATAAGGTCAGGATAAACATTACTCGTAATTGGATCTATTCTACCAAGAAGTGCAAAATTAAATGCGCTTCTGTTTACACCACCAAAATCAAAATTAACAGTTCCTACATAACCAGTATCTATTTCTACACCAGCATTCCAACTTACAATAAATCTATCAGGAACACTATATGCATCATAATCAAATAAGGTTATACCTGTAGTAGCATCTAATGTAATTGTTCGGTTAAATGGATAAGATATTCCTCCAGAGAATGTTGTGGGAACACCACAAGGAATCGGTAAAGGAATAGTAGTGGTAGTTGTGGTGGTAGTAGATGTAGTAGTAGTAGTAGTTGTAGGTATACAATCTACTATATTTACAATATAACAAGAACTAACTTCCAATACTTGACCATCATATGCCATTTCAGGTGTGAAATACCAACCATCAGGAACACATGTGCAATCAGTTGTACCATTAACTAAATAGACTTGGCTATTAATGGATATGCTTGTTGTATCTATATAAATAGAAGCTGGGATAACATTGTCAACAGGTTCATTAATTATAAATGCTGCAGCAACACAAGCATCTTCAGCGTTTGCTGTTGAAACAAACGTTGTTACAGGAGAAATAGTATTATAACCTATAATAAATTGATATTCTGTTAAACCTAAAGGTCTTTGACACACATACATAGTTGTTGTAGAAGTTGTTGTTGTACTTGTTGTAGAAGTGGTTGTTGTACTCGTTGTACTTGTTGATGTGGTAGTGGTAGTAGTAGTTGGAGGAACACCAGTAGTTGTAGTGGTGGTAGTGGTAGGAGGATTTGGAATAATGGTTCCTGCAATAAAATCAAAATCTTCACAGCAACTATTTAGTCCTGAATAGAAGAAGTTATTTTCAGCTATATACCAATTAGGAATATAGCTGTGGAAGGATATCCAACTTTTTGTATTCATGTTAAAAGAAAGTGTCCAAGACTTATTACAGAAATAATCACGATCTTTTAAAGAAACAACTGTACGTACTATATAATCTATTTCTGTTTCAGGAAGTCTTGTAGTTGTTGTACTAGTTGTAGATGTGGTAGTAGTTCCATTTATAACAACTTCTCCAGCAATAAAACAAGGATCAAGTTCAATAACATTACCTGCTAACTCACATGAATATGAAAGAATAGGATAGATTGTTTCAATATAGAACTCTTCTGTAATAGGATCATATTTAACATTTGGATCTATAGGAACATAATCAAGTTTAGTTATAATAACTCTATCAAACTTACTATCATATAATCCATGAAGTCCCACTCCTGTAAAGTTATTATCTGTATTTACAGTTGGAAAAAATCTTAAAATTTCAAATGCTAAATGATCTGTAAAGAATCTGTTCATCCCAGAACCAAATGCAGAAAGATCATTAGCTTGTTGTCCTGAAACTAAAAAGACTTGTCCTCTCTTTGCATCTATTGTAATTTGTCCTTGTGGAATCTTTAACAACATTTTATTCTGTGAACCTACATATCCAAGATCTGTTTCAGCAAAATCAACTGGAGGAGATCCCCTAAATAATGTAGGATTCCCCATATAGGCAGCTTGAGGGTTACTTGTGTCAATGGTGAGAAGAGTGTTATAAAGAAGACTCTTATTTTCAAATCTGGCAAGTATTGCTCTATTTTGAATACCATCTAAAGATGTAAGTTTTCCAAAATTTTGAGGAAAATCATAATATGAAATAGCTCTATAAGTAAGCCAAGCATTCACTCTATTATCAGCATCAGTATTTTGAGTGTCTGAATAAATTGCCCTAAATGGATAATGTGTATAACAAAGTTTATCTTCCCAATCTGGAGGAAGATGTGTAAATGTATTTTCTTTATTCTGTTTGGAAAAGGTTATATTATAATAATAAGTATTGTCCTGAATAATTGGTACAAATGTTTCTTGGAACCAATCATCAGGAATAGTTGTACTTACATGAGGAAAGAAATCTCCCTCTCTATTGTTAAATGCTTGACGAAGATCAGTATTATATGCACTTTCACAATAGAAATTAGGAATACCATATGCAAATAAATAAAAATATCCATCATAATATGTTCTTCCTGCAGCATTTGTATCAGTAGGACCACCTTGACTATTAGGACAATCAAAGTTATGAGCCTTATAAGATATGATATTAGTCATTCCTGCAGGAGTTTCAATATTACCATTATCGTATACAGGAAATGTGAAATTTGCAAGTATAGATCGTGCTGAATGCCAATATTTAGGATATGCTACATTACCAATTTCATCATAAAAAATATCACTATCATCAAGAGCATTAACCCTATTATCAATAAAGAATGGAAGTTTAGTTTTAAATGCAAACCTACTAATGAATGTATCTCCACCAAAAATAGTGGAAGAATTAAGATTATCAAATGTTTGTTGAAATCCTGTATCTATTGTATCATATGAATAAATTTGTCCCCATTGGTTAACAAAAAGATTTTTTAATGCTGCATAATATGAAACAACATTAATTTTCATTTCTTTTTCAGGAGTAGTACAATTTCCAATTTCTGATATTGTAAATCTTGACTTATCAGTTAAGAGACTAGTTCCTGTAGAAATCATCTCAGGACTTTGATCAGGAAAAGGAAGAGCAGTATTAGTAATATCTGTTCTTAAATATACTGATGTTTCTCTGTGCCAGTTATTTATATTAAAATTATCTCCTGTAGAAATAACTCCAGGAATAAGATATTGTTTTAAATCAATATTACGTTGTTTTACTCCTTGATTATTAGGAATACCAAGATTATAATTATAATCTGCTATAGAATTAAACGAATAAGCATAATTCTTTCTTGTTATACCATTTATATAAATAGAAAGATATGCTTGATATGCGGTAAACATAGCAATCGAATTAAAATCCGTAGTCATTGCTGCAAGATCAGATGAACTTTTAAGTGCATCTTGTTGCGCTTCCTTTGTAAGCAGTCTATATTTTGCGTTATTTTTAACTTTAATAAAGTGTGCTTTTCCTGCACCAAACATTACATTCTCAAGTTTGAGTATAGTCCCTAAGAATGGTTGTCCAAAGGATGTTTCAGGAGAATTAAAAATTTGTCTATATGCAAGATCAGGAACATCCTTAATAGGAAGTAATTCTTGAGCACCATCACAAGTTCCACCAATTACAGTACGTATATAATCAATATTAGGATCACCAGGACCTTGAATATAGGATACACCTCCTGTATCAGGAACAACTTGAATAACTGTTACCTGACCACCAAATGGGGATCCATTTATCCATAATTCTGTCCATCCTAAGAATCTATCATAATACCCAATTCTATATCCTCTACAGAGTTGGCAATTTTGTTGTGCTTCCCAAATTTCATATGTGGATACACCACTTCTTCCTGTGCCACCCAATATTGTAGGTTTGCTTGTTGAACAAATTGTATCTTTAATTCCTATACTATCATATGTTATTTCAGTAATAGTATCAGTATTACAATCTGTATATTGAACAGTGCTAATTAAAGTTATAGGATCTAATGTATATATTTCTACATCATAGTTTTTACAAATTTGTGCATATGCATTATTTGTACCAGATAAGAATGGGTCTTGATTAAGATCATTATAGGGATAGTTAGGAAAATAAACATCTCTTTTTTCTCTTGTATATTTTCCTACATTCCTAAGAATGCCTTTAGCAACAATAGATTTATTTGTTCCCCTATCTCCTCTTACTATTTTAAATCCAATAATATCTGATTTTTGATCAACTGTAAGATTGGATGAATTAATTAAACTAAGTATTTGTTGATTATTAATTTTAACACCTATAGGAAATACAGCATCATTTCCCATAACCATTGAATCAGTAGTTATAAATAACTTTGATTCAATTATAGGTGAAACTAATACATCAGGAAATTTATGATGTCTAATCTTTTGTCCAGCAAGATCTCCCCATACGTCTATGTTACAAGGATATTCTTCTGTTGATTCCCAATATGCAAATTCACCATATTGATAGGGTCCTTTATATGAAGGATTAGTAGAATATGTTGAATAGGTTGCATCAACTGATGCAGTGTTATATATCTTCCAATAAGGGGCACTTGTACCATCTCCTATGAAATCAGGATTTGTATTAGGTACATTAGGAAAAGATGTTTCTAATAAACTTATTACTCTTCCAGGAATATGAAAACCATCTGTTTGTTTTCCATTTCTAAGAAGGAATACAATTTCAAATGCATATACTTCATCCCTAAGATAACTTCTTAGATTTGTAGCATTAAGTTCATCTGAATAATTTTCTGTAGCAGGAATTTTCCAGGTTTCCCATTGTAATGTAATTTGACTAGCAATTTGTTGATAGTTAATTCTATCTATAGATGTTAAATTATCCCAGACTAATATATCCTGAACAGCTGTAACATCTTGTGCTATATCATAATAAGGAGTTTTTTCAAATATATCATTAATAGATAAACGAATATTCTCTTGATTTTGTCCTGTATATGTAATCTGCCTATCAGTTTGATTAATAAAATATGTTCCTATTAATTCTACAGATGTAATGGCATTAATTGTTTTAATAACAGCAATGTTAAAATACTGAAATTGTCCAGTAAGATCAAGATTTGATACATTAAAAATAATAGACTTTCCAACAGGATAATTAAAATTAACAGATGTAATATGAATGTCTGCTATTGGTGTGGGATTGGTAATTGAATAATATGATGTATAAGGATTTCCTGCAGCATCTGAATATTGAACAGCAAATTGATATGTTCCTGCAAGAAGATTTCCACCATTAGTAATATCTGTTATATTAAGTTGAGGAATACTAAAATTAGGTTGTAATTTAAGTTGATTACAATCTACATCATCTGTATATATAGGACTACAAAGAGGTGATCCTGATCTTAATATCTTTGGAATATCATTTATATCTAAATACCTTCTAGGATTAAATCCATCTGTCCAATAAATTTCTGTAGTACAATTACTTATCTTATGTACACATTTATGTATAGGGTGATGTACATTGAAATTTAAACAAGGAGAATTTACCAAAACTTGATATTGGCAATCATTATTGTACATATATCCTATCTGACTATCTCCTGTATTAGGAGAAGTAATGAAAAATATATGTTTACTTTCCTCATTAATGAAATAAGTGCCAATTAATACATATCCTTCAGGAAATGAAACACAAAGTTCATTCCCTGATTCATTCTGATAATTTACAGAATTTGCATCAAAGTTTTCAACAGCAGCATTCAATGCATAACTTAGTTTACCTTTAGGGATTTGATTTAAACTTTGATCTAAATTTAAACCAGTTGTAGCATTATTATACTCTTGTCTAATATTTCCTTGTTCCTGATCAGCCATTTGTATTAATTGTTTCTGCGTCTGCCGTACCTATTAGTACGATTTGGCAATTCATACATATTAAATCTATTCAAGTCTTGTTTAATCCTTCGCTGTTTAGCCCAAGGATCTTGTTTCTTGATTTCAAGATCTGCCATAATAAAGGCTTCTTCTGAAAGTTGTTTGTAATAGATTAATTTTTGTTGTAATTGATTGAATGTTTCATCAGTAATTTGATTGGAAAGAGTCTCGAACACTTTATATTTAATAAAGGCTTCAACATATTCCCTAATACGAAAGTTATCAGGAATTAATTGATTCCCTATCTTATCATATTCTATGGCGTAAAATATTAAATGTACTACTCCTATTCTGAAATTAGTAACAAATTTATTATCTCTAATATCAAATGAATCATAAGTTGATGCTCCTACAGTAAATGTGTTAACTGGAGGAAGTTGTCCATAAGTGTTCCATGCATCTGTATAAGATACATCACAATTATGTCTTGCAGAAATATTTCCTGGCTTGAGAAGATATTCCTTTTTATATGATACTGCTACTGAGTTGTTTGTTTTATATACAGCCTGTACAAGATTAGGCATACACTCATCACATCCGTCCACACAATGTGGATTATTACAAGGTTGTCCATCTACCACCATAGGAGCAATCTGTATTGTAGTGGAGGAGGCTGCTTGTGAATAGAATGAATTAGCAGACTGATGGGGATATCCATTTACCTCTGTACAAAGCCAAGCTTCCCTTACAGCATAAAAATTATCTGGAAGTCTTGCCTGAAAATCCTCAATGTAAAGAACTTCTTCAGTGATTACATAAGTTGCCCTTCCTAACTTCTTTAGACATTTGTCTAAATATGTAGGAAACATTAAATCGTCTACAGCTCCTGTATCGAAATAACTTTTCAACTCCTCTTTTACAGTGGAGTAAACTACTTCAGGAGTAGTGAAATTATATTTATAATAGTATGACATCTATTTTATTTTTTCCATTCTGAATATAACTGCTGATATCTGTCATTGGTTTTTATGTAATGTGATAATAGTCTGGAAGTTGTTCTGGAAGGTTTAAAGTACCAAAGATCTGAATTCTTGATTCTTGCTGTCTTTTTAAACCACATCCACCCAAAGAAGTATCCTTCTGTATGAAAGTTAAAGTTGTATATAACTTTTCCCTTTTCTTTGGTTTTCTGCCAATCTATAGGAAGATTAATAAACTCTTTACCATTTACTCCCTTTATTCTCCTTCGTTTTTTCTTATTGATTGAAAATTCACCAAATCCAAAAGGAAACTTTATTTTTTCTCCTGTTTCTAATATATATTCTTTAAAGGATTCGTTAAAAGAATATATTATGTTTTTCCAATCATCAAATGATAAATGTATACTAGGATGTTTATCGCAAAAACTATTGTAATTTTCTTTACTTGAACTTCTCCAATCAACATGAACTCTACTCATAAACTATATTTTACTTTAGGGCGGGAGCATTTGGTGCTTGACCATCTACACCATCTTGTGTAATGTCTGTTTTAAGTTGGAAGTAGGTAGCTAATAATTTTTGAGAAGTTAATTCTAATGCTTGCTTTTCAAGATAACCAGGAATAGAAAATTCTTTATCTAAAGGATTCTTACAAATCTCATCTAACGTAGCCTGTGGTGTACCACACCCACAATCAGGATACATTATTTCATTTGGGATATCTTCTTCAAATAAAGCTACAAATCTTATTGTTGCTACTAACGGATTACTTACATATAGATATCCATTGGCTATCCAATAATATTCTTCCTTTTTAATAATAGGAAGTTTTAAAAGATTAATGTATCGGTTAACGGTAATTTCTTTTAATTTCTTACCTTGACCGCTCATTGCATTAATAGAATACACTCCTTGTATTACATACTGATAGTTTCCTTCAGATACACGAGGAAGTTTAACTTTAGTTCTTGCTACACTACATTCATCTACATAATTACAGCATTCAGAAATAGGAACTTCCATCATTTCTAAACAAGGAATAGTTGTAAAAACAGTATCTGTAGCCCAGAGTTTTCTGAGATTGGTTTCTCTCTTAATTAATAATAAAGAGTTGTTTCTAATCTCGGATGCAATTGCACGATCTGTTATCAAATTATCAGTTGATAACAGTTTGTGCATTGATCTTATTGATGAAACCAAATATCTTAATGTGCTCATTTTTTATAAATTTATAAGTTCCTTAGTCCAAACATAATCTTTACATATATTATTCTTTCTATTTATTGCTTGCTGAATACCAGTAATTGATATTCCTGTATTTCTATGAGCATCACTATATGAAGAATATTTACAGATCAATACGTTATTTAAATTATATTGATATACGGGAATACAAATTTTATGTAATCTATTTTTCAAACCTTGACTATAATTAATTTTTTCTATTTTATTTCCTAAGAAAGTATAATGCCAAACATATCCTTTAAAAGTTTTTGCACTAAATGTAGGTATTCTTTTATTTGGTAAATTAAAAAATCTTCCAACATCTGCTAAACTATCCCATTCTTGAATAAAACTACCTTCTAAATCATATTGATATATTTTCTTAGATTTAAGATTATTTTTTCCAAATTTCCCTTTAAATATGTTGTTTGCTCCTATTTTTATTTTACTTTCATTAGACATTGAATAACCTACAGTACCTTCTCCTCCTTCAGTCAAATTAGTTAGTGTTCCAGTTTTTAAATCTATTCTACCATATAAAGATATAAACTCTTTTTCCTTTTCTTTAATAAAACTGTAATCATTAGATTCAAAAAGTATATCAATGTTATATTTTGTTTTACTTATTATTTTTCTCCAGATATTATTTCTTCTACTTTTATTATAGGCTCTTGAAAATTCTACAGAAGTATTAATAAATTTTTTAGGTTTGCTACCTATACCAATATAGAAAGGTTCTAATTTATCAATTCTTATATGTCTATAAATGTAATATTTATTTTCTGTAACATCTGAAACTAATTTTCTTAAAGTTGACATTATAAATATTGTTTGAATATATTTGTTATTCCATATGTTTTATCTATTAAGAATCCTGTAACTCCAGATTTTCTTCCTGTAAAACCATTCTTATCTTCCCATTTACTTGATACTGTTGAAAATGCAGAGATTCTATAGAATTCAATACCATTATAATCGTGACTCATTTCTGTATGTTTATCTCCTGTAAAGATATAGAAGTTCTTATGAAAAGACCAAGCTTCTCTATATTCTATAGGAAACATTGCAGCAAGTCTTTCAGGTTTAATTTTATCACCATGATTAAACATCATAGCTGATTCACCATAACTTACATACTTTCTATATTCAGGACTAATATCAAAGACTAATCTTTCTTCATTTCTAAAATAAACCTTTAGCCAACTAATCATATGCCATCCTGCATATTCATCGTGATTTCCAGGCATAAATACAATTTCTATATTTGTTCCAAGAGTTAACATCATTTGTATAACTTCCACCTCATGATTGCATATTTTTTCAAAAGCTTCATGAAATTTAAGAATATTTTCTTGTGGTGTACCTCCTGTAGTTAATCCTGTATGTTCGCTGTTAAATGCATCAGAACCAAGGATATATAGAATTTTTTCAAGATTGTTTGAGAGTTTTGCTTGTTTTATAATTACTTCTGTCTTATCAAAAATATTTTTAAAACGTTTATCTATGTCATTATCTGAACCTACACCATCTTGTCTATTATAATGAGCGTCCTGTTTATTAATAAGAAGACAACCAAAAGGTTTATCAAGTTCGTAAAGTGGAGCAGATATATCTATTGACTTTGGTGTATATGTACTTAAAAAGTCTACAAACGCATCTTGAAGGACTTGTTCAGTAGACTTTTTTCCTAACCAAGCTTTCACTTGCCAATGTGGAGTACTTGCATTTCCCCAATAATTTTGAACGTATTTAATTATATCCCATTTAGTTACGTCTATATTGCACTTTATTATTAGTTCTTCTAGTGTTTTGATTTCTTCTTTAGAGTCAAAGGTTAGTTCTCCTGTACCTTTTGTTAAATCTTCTGCAAAGTTTATTGATAGATCATCAATTTGGATATCTGTAATGTATGTTGATATATTATCATCATACGTTTGTCCTCTAAGTTTTTGCAGTAGTTCAGAAATTGTAGCTTCTGTAACAGATAATTTATCTGCATAAAACTTTTTGCTTCTCTTCCAATGAAGCATTTCTTCCAATTGACTTAATAAATCTTGATTTTCAGACATACGGTATCAAAGTTAGTTAAAATTTACGTAAAGGTAAAAACAATTTTTATATTTTCAAAATTAATTTAATTAATATCGTTATTATTTATAATCAGTTTGGTTATAAACAAAACTCCCCAGACTTTCGTCTAGGGAGAAATCCTGTAAAACCAACAAAACAGGACCTTTTTGTATGTTTATAATTTATGTAGTACTTGTCATTGTAATTGTATCAGGACTTCCTATCACTCCAACACTTGTACTTGTTATTTGTACTTGCATTGTAGTAGAATCACCAGGAGTACTTCCTGCAATTACCATAAAATAAATATATGTACCTCCAATAAAAGTTAATGAATAAGGATTAAATCCACCTGGTCCAATTATTGCATCCCAAACTTTAAGACTAAAATCAGGATCAGGATCTACACTTACATAAAGTTGACCATTTCCTCCTGTATGAGCAATTTCTGTTCCTGTAATTTCAACAGTGAATTGTTCATCTGGACCTATTATTTGTGATGACCAATATTCTGTACGAGGATTACTCCCAGGTCCTGCATCAATTGGAGGAGCTATATTGAATATTACATCAGAAGGTACAAATAAAGTAGTGGTGGTAGTAGTAGTTGTAGTAGTAGTAACTACATTTAATATAATATAATTTAAACAAATTCCTACAGATTGTACTTTAATACATATAGTATCATCTGGTATAGGGGAGGCAATGTATCCTGAGGATAGTGTGCTTGCAGGAATATTTGTAGCGAATATGGTATATATAATACCATCAGGACTTGTATATACATCAAATGGTCCAGCATCAATACCTATTGTTGTTAATGTTATTAATATTGTCATAATTGTTAGTTTTATAATGTATATGTATGTATTGCTCCTATTATTGTTGTAGACCAATCAATAGGATCTACAGGAATATATACACCGTTGGTATATCTACTTGTTCTCAAGTTCTCTGTCATCCACACCTTTCCATCAGGCATCATTTTAGTTGGATAAATATTTCCATCAATATCAATTAATGTACCTGTACTTCCTGGAGTATATCCACTAGTATTATCTGTAACAAGTCTAATATCAAATCCATAATTTTTTAAATAATGTATTGGACTTGAATACATTGTGTTTCCATTATACCCAAAATTCCTATAATCTCCTAATGTTAGACTTCTTGATCCTGATCCCCAGAAATTTGCATAAGCATGTCGTCCTGACATAACTCCTGTATTCCCAACAACTCCACTTGGATTTATTTTAAACCCAGAAGTATTAGTTCCTTCCATTGCAGGATTACTTGCTTTTAACCAAAGACCTGTTCCATCTGTCATATTTCCTATGGATTTCATAGGAACAGTTGTACTACCAAGAGAGGAAAATAATCCTGTCCAATCTGAATCAGTTGTAACACGCCATCCTACAGGTGCTAATAATGGATTACTTGCAGCAAACCAATTATAAAGAAGACCATATATAGATGGAGAAATTGTAGTGGTAGTGGTTGTAGTCACTATAGGATAATCACTTGTTGTTGTGGTAGTTGTGCTACTAGTAGTAGACGTAGTTGTTGTACTACTACTACTACTTGTTGTGGTAGTAGTAGTACAATTTGGATTTACTGGTAAAAAGAAATCACTACAATCTGCTTTATTTGCTAGTGCCATATTACGGAATATACATTATATAATAACAAGATAATACAGGAGGAATATTTGAATGAGCTGTACCACTTCCTGTGAAACTAATTCCTGTAGCTACAGTAATCCCCGTTGATGCAGAAGCAAGTCCAGTAGTTGTTCTGTTACTTGGTTCTACTCTAACTGCTCCTTGTAAAGTACTTCCAGGAGCAAATGTCCAAGCAGCACTTCCATATATATAATTTCCTGCTGTAGTAATGTGCGTATGTCCAGGATCAGTTACAATACTTGATGTAGTATGTTTATGAGAAGCAAGGTTAGCTTCTGTAAGAATTACAGAATTAGCCCCCCATGTAGTATATAATGCATTATAATTAGGATTATCTCCTCCAGGAGCAACAACAGGATCTACAGTAACTCCTGCCATATCTGTAACACCTACTGGAAGTCTACCTCTTTTATCAGGAGTTCCGTGATTACCATTACATAAATATACTTTATCCCAAACACCTAATCCTGCACCCGCAGCATCAAAATTACTTAATGTTCCATAATATTCAATAGCTGTATTAGGAACCATTCGATTACTCATTAAACCATTAGTTACTGTAGATGAGATAGCACTGGCTACATATGCTTGTGTTTCAGCAATGGTATAATAATTTACAAAATTATCACTTATTGCAGTTACAGTGATTTCTAATGCACAAAGTTCATCTATAGTTGCTTGTAAAACATCATGTGTTCCTGAGGATGGAATTACACCATTAAGACAGTCTATAGTATAGTCTGCGTTAAGTGTTGCTAAATCATCTTCTGTAGCAATTATCCTATCCTTTAGATCACATATGACTTTTGATATTGCTGTCAAAGTGTCATTTAATGTGGCTGGAATAGGAAGATATGCTGCCACAAGATCACATATAGGAGAATCAATAGTTGGGAATATTCCTGTACCATCTAATACTTTTTCAAGATATAATAAAATAACTTGTTCAACATGGGATAAAGTATCACCATATTGAATATTTAATGTTTCTCCAAAAGAAAAAGCATTTCCTGTATATTTGACACACTGGTCAGAGGTTGTTTCTACACAACCGTTAAAGCAATTCGTGCAAGACATATCTATCTGTATTTTAAAAGGTTAACTCTACTTGCAATCATCTCTATTGTAAAATGGATTGCATAATCTGGATTGAAATATTTATATTGTAAAATCCGTTTGTAATTCAACAGATCAAGAATTGCTCCTGCTGGAATAGGTTTATTCAACATAAATACGATATTGTTATATAAATTGCTACCTAATTCTGCTAATTTACAATCTATATCTGCGATTAAGATTGTAATATCAGAACAGTCAGCACAATTTATAAGTCTTGGCATTAACATGTTAATATGTCTTTACTTGATTAGGATTTGTTGGTTTTGGTTGAGGAACTGCAAGTTTTGATTGATTGCTTTTACAAGCTCCACAAAGTCCATTACTCAACTGACATGCAGGCACATTAGCCTGACATATTTTACATTTTGTTGGTTGACATCCCATTATTGAAAGTTTATTAAATAGTTATTTCCAGAGCATCCACAATTTGTTCTAATAAAATTATTTAACATTTTGTCTGCTTGGATATATAATTTTGTTGATTCAATTGTTGCACAATTATTTGCTGATGCAATAGATCCTTGAATAAAGAAGTAGATAGTATTTAAATCAACTTTTGACTGTGTCTTGATTGCTCTATCACATTCCATCATATCAAGTTTCATAAAGGCTTCATCAAACTTTTCTTGAATTTTATCTGTACGCATAATCCTCTTCTCCACAATATTATCATCTACATCAAATCTGAAACAATATATTCCATCAGGAAGAGGTTGTATGTCAACTGAAATTTCAAGAATAACCGAATTTAAAATAGTAGTGCCTTCTGTTACAATAGGTATATTGCTTATTGTACCAAATCCTGGAACTTCTACTTCAACTACAGCAAATACTGGAGGAACATCATATGTGGATGCATCTACAATAGCTATTGTATTAAGATCATATGTTGGAAGTATCAAGAAATTTAATATAGTTGCCATATTATTTAAATAAAATATGCCAGAGGATTTGAGAGATCCTCTCACCCTCTGGCATAGGTTTATGATTTAATAAATGTTAGAATTACATAACCACCAAACCAGTAGTTGTTGTTGTAGTAGTGATACAAACATTATTATCAGCAACAGTTCCTAAAGCATCTTCAAGAGCATCTTGAAAAGCAATAGAGGCAGGACCACCCGCAATAGCAGCAATAATAACCATCGAATCTTCTTTAATGTAGTCACCCCAAGCATATGCTGATTTGTCTATCTCATTAAATTTGATATAGAAAGTATCATAAGTAGAACCACTTGATACCCAACTTTCGAAGTTACCATTATATCCTGCCATCCTATAGAGATGTTTCAGATACCCAGCCTGATAGCTATAGAAGTTCTTCTCAAGTTGTGCAATTTCAGCAGAAGTACCAGTTGCATAATTTGAAGTCTGAACAACAGTAGCTTCTGCTACGATGTTACAAGCATCAGCAACAATGAAGTCTGCAGTAGTTGCAGGTCCACTATATACAAATGTACGGAAATACATCCTGTCATATTCAAATGGGAATGCAGCAACGTCACATGGCTGACCATATGCGGTGAGAGCTTTACCAGTGATACGAAGAATAGTTCCACCAATATTTTCAAATGTATAGAACTGAGTCAAATGAATATTGTCTGAGTTAATACCAGGAGCCTGAGCTTCAAGTTTTACAATGAAAAGATCAATAAGAGCACTAAGATCTGCAATAGGATCACAAGGATCAGCACCACAGTCACAACAAGGAGCCTGAACAGTTACTGAACGTGTAAAACCATTGAAATAAAGAGTGTCAAGATAACTTGAATGTGCACGAAGGGTAAGGGTGATAACATCACCACATTTTACATCCCAACTGTCAACATCAGTAATCTGAGTTACAGGAGTTGGACATCCTGAAACTTTGTACCATTCTGTAACGTTAGAGTTACATCCCCTACTAGCACCACATCCAGCAATTTTATCTGAACGTTTTGATCCTTGTAGATAAGTGTTAGTCCTACCTTGAGCCACATAGAAATATGGACCTGAAGAAGGAGTTGGAGTTGCTTCGTAAGCGTTATCAAAGATACCCACTTCACCAGCAGTTAAAGCTTGTGTAGCACTACCAGGTGTAGGAAGAGCAATCTGTCCTATTGGCACTACGAAAAGCGTGGTTAATGAAAAATCAGCCATTTTTGTTTAAGATTAAATTGTTAATAATTATTCATTTGTTTGAATTCTAAATTGTGCGCTTTGTACAGCAGAAGCATTCTCGGTGTACATTGCTAAGTTTTGTACTGTTAGATCTAATAGTTCGTCCTCTAGATATAATTCTAATTCGCAATCTTGATTAGTTGATGGAGTTCCATCAAACTTAACATATCCTGCTTTATCAATATAAACTGGATATCTCATATACATTATGTAGATATCTAAAGGAGTGAACGTTCCATCTGTAAATACAGAAATTTCATCAGAAGATAAAAAGTTAAACGTTTCTTGATATTCAAAGGACGGTTTGTAATGATCATTATTTAGAATAAACTGAAGATCACCATGTTTAGCAAGATCTCTATTAATCCAAATTTTTCTATTCTTACATCTTCCTTTATCTGCTAAAATATATGAATCTATATAGAACATATATTGAGGAACTAATGTATGCACATTTGCTACCCATTGATTCAACTCTACATCTTTAATTGCTAAAGATAGAGGTTGATGGTTATAATTAATGACTAAACTTTGTAGGTCTTCATAACGTTTTTTAAACGCATCAAATCCCATACCGCTTACCACACTAATTCCATCAACCTTTTGCTTTATTAATTTAATCTGTGCTTCATTTAAAGCTAAGATTTTATCTTCTAGCTGAATCTGTTGATGATCATTAGTAGATAGCTTATTTAGTTTCTGATCTATCTTGTATAATAAACTATCTACAGGTATCATTATTTTTTCTTTTTAGCAACTTTGCCACCACATTTCATAGTCGTTCTTGGGGTTAATGTTGCTTGTTTAGTTTTAGGTAATCCTGCCCCAGTTAAACTTCCAACATCACCAGGATTCATTCCTTCCGTATACGTTCGTCCTGTTTTAGGTTTAATTCTTGCTCCCATGTTGTTTATTTTTAAAATTAAATAGATGCAATTTTCTTTGTTTTCAATTTTCCTTCCAATGTAATCAATTGATCTTGATTATCATCATCGGCAAGAAATTTAATAAGGTCATCTTCGTCTTTAGCTATTTCATATTCACCTTCATAGACTTTACCACTTGGTTTAACCCTATATACGGAATGAATAATAGCTTGCTTGACAAGATCTTTTATATGGAGTAAATTTTCTTTCATGTCTGCAAACCTGTTAAACACCTCAACCGTTGAAAGTCCTTGGTATTTACCAACTTTGAATTCAGTCTCTTTCAGAACATTATCTACTTGATTGTATACAAACTCCTCTGTTGAATTATCTGAAACAGGAAGTCCCAGAAGTCTTGCAACTTTTTTCTTCTTTTCAGGAGTCATACTATCAAACTTGGCTATAGCTTTATTGATTAATTGTTTCTTCTTAAAGACTATCGCATTTTCTATTTCTTCATCTGCAACATAAAATTGTGTATCTGCAGGATATTCACCACGTTCCCAAGCTTGATAACTAGAAGCTATAGTAGGATGAACACGTAACCAAGAAAAAGCTAACTCTTGTAATGGAGAAACCAAATCAAAGAAATTATCACCATCAATCAATTTAACAGGTTGTACGTGTAATACATCGTCTGTGGAGGTAGATAATCCATAGTTCCAAAAAGAAGCACGAGGACCAAAATCTACATCACCAAGAGCTGATTGTAATTTAGCTCGCAATGCTTTGATTCTGTCCATCTCCAATTCTCGTTCTATAGGATCAGCAATTCTTTTAAGATAAGCAGCGTCAAGATCTAGTCCTGTTCTATACTTACCATCTAATTCTTTATAAGGATACTTAAATACTCCTGTACCAGGAATTCTTGTAAGACCTTTTAACGATAATCCTCCTTGCATTGTTTGTAGTCCAGAGGTACTATAATCTCGTTTGATTGTAGAAATTTTTCCTATTTTACCCATAATGTAGTTATTTGTTTGGTTTTTGAGAATTAGCCCCCCTCTAGGTGGGATGGGGCGAGGGGGGCTTTTCTCGGTAAATTAAATGGCTTAGAGATTTTCAAAATATTCTCTAAGTGGTATTATTAGAACTGAGGAATCTCTTCGATAAGAACGGTACGAGACAAATCCTCAATGAATACATCACAACGGTCTTTCATCCAAATCTCATATCCAGGGAACTTATTTGCAGAACTCATACCCTGTGATTTAGCAAAACCTAAGTGATGGCGAGTTCCATCAATATATCCCCAAGTCATTGAAGGAGCACCTTTCATCCTGACTTCACGAATGTTGTTTACCAATGAACCATCGCTCATAGGAGAAACATCAAACACCATGAATACAGGAGTTGATTTTTTATTCTGACCAAATTCCAGGTTTGACTGTGGAAGATCAAGTTCTTTCAAGTGAATAAGTTCAACACGACCAGTTTCACGAGTAACCATTGCATCAAACGCAAAGTTATAAGTGATGTGCTGTCCTTCTCCTTGCATATAACGATTTCCACTATCAGCCATAAACGTCAACCCTGAATTCAGAGCATCAGATTTAAGAGCCTGTTGAAATACATCAAACCCTGCTTCATTGGTATACATTTTAACCCTACGGTCTTTAACATCAACACGCCTGTAGAAAAGATCACCAAATACTGAACGAATCAAATTTGCTGAGAACTCACCACGGTTATACTGAACAAGATTACCGTTATTACGCATACGATGATAAACACCAGCAGACGTACGTTTCAGTTCCTGTTTGCTACCATTAGTTTTAACAGTACCAGGTTTGCTCCAAATCATACGCTTAACTTTCAGTTCAAGCATTGACTTACGCATCCAGAATTCAATAAACGGTTCCCATTTAACATCATTACGAGTTAAAGGAAGTTGATTCCTACGTTGAGGAGCATAGACAAGAATATCTAAAGGTTTGCCCGAAGCATCAACCATCATTTTGTCATCAGCCCATTCAGTGATTTTGTGTTCGAAACCATAACCTGAACCCAAAGATTCAAACATTGTGATTTGCTCACCCAAACGAGGAAGACCTAAGAGATCCTGATCGAATTCACCAATAGCAGCATCAACCATTTCAAGTTCGATACCTACTTGTAAGAATGTAGAAGTTACGAAATCTACTTGTGGATTATCAGTAACCAACGTAAAGCTGTATAAATAACCCATATTCCAAGGAATAGGATCTTTTATAACATACCAACGAGGACCATACTGACGTGAACCCACAGAAACAATAGCGTTCTTTGAGAATTCGTTAGTGTCCAATACCACCTGAAATTCCTGACCATCAACACCTGGCTTTTGTAAAGCGATAGTTGACGAAGGAATGTCAATGATTTTAGGAAATTTGTAAGGAACGGCTACTTGCCATTTCCAAGCATCACTATTATTATCAATGTAATAAGGTGTGCTTTTGTTAATCATGTCAAGGAAATCATTACTGTACAACGAGCTCTGAGTATAGAGACTGATAATTTTCTTATCATAGTCTGCTGGCTCAGTGCTGTGGAATGACTCCAAGTGATTCGAATCTGTAAGTTTCCCTACTGCACGTTTGTCCATAGAGGCAACCCTAGCGTAGGTAAAACCAGTTAATCCTGGGATAGTTTGAATTGACATTTTGTTACTTTTTGTTTGTTATTAATTTATTGGAACCATGAATTCTGTTTACTCTGTGTATTAGTACTTCCTGTTTTAGATTTTGTTACTTGTCTGGCTACTTCACCGAAAAGCTCATTAGACTTCTTTGTAACACCTGTCCTTTGGATAGTAGATAATGTGGGATCTTTTTCTAAAATTTTAAGAAGCAGAGCAAGTTTTACTTTCGTTGCATGATTCTCAGGTCTTTTCATTTCCAAAATAGCACGATCAAAATCGGTCAACGTTTCTCCAGATGCGGTTTTATATTTATCTACCAACAGGAAGTCTTGTAGTTCACTTGCTAATTTTGGATTGATAGGAATACCATCAAACTCTTTTGTTTTCAGTTTCTCTTGAATGATAGACTGAACGTTTTGTATGTATTGATTCTTGTATGTTGTCTTTTGTTGCAATTCACGTTCTGCAACAGCTTCCATTTGTTGAAGTTTAGCAGCTTCTTTTTTAACTAAGACCTTATGATGTTTTATTGCTACTGTTTCCAGGTCACCATAATTTTTAAGTCGTTCAATTTCTGTTGTAACATCCTCAGGTTCAAATCCTTGGTCAGTTAATGCTTGTTTCAGAACAATGGTCTGATTCATTTCATCAGTAAGATCTAATTCTGCAAAACTTGTTACATTATTATATACACCAAAATATTCTTTAGGATTTACTCCTTTAACAAATATGGCATCAAATGCATTTTGATAGTCTTCACCAAATTGTGCAATGAAATTATTTACCACTTCAATTGCACCTTTTTTCTTTTCTGCATTAAATTTTTCAAGAAAATCTTCAGCAGTATTAATAGGTGTATCTTCTTCCGTATCATCTTCATTAGTGAAGACACCTAGTTTATAAAGATCTCGTGATAGTGCAGTGAATTGAGAAACTTGTTCTTCTTCTTCTTCAGATTCTTCAGTCTTAGGTAAAGGTTTTGTAATTACAAGATCTTCTTCATCTTCCTCATTATCATCTCCTAAGAAATTAGAAATAAGACTCTGACCACTTGTATCTTCTTCTTCACCTTCAATCTTTTGAACAATCTCTTTGCCTTTAGGGCGTTTATTACTAGGTGGGTCAATTGTGTCTTCCACTTCCTTAATAATAGGTTTTACCTCATCAGGATTACTTGTGGAAGTTTCTGGACTCATTAAGTCATTTAAGAGTTCAGCGTTTCCTAATCCCATTTCCATAGTATTTTCAATACTAAAGTTTCCAAATGATGGACTATCTAAATTATCAGCCATATGTAGTTATTTTAAAAATATTGGTTTACAATGTAAAAATATAACAATTCTAATTACAATTAACAAATTTGATTGACAAAATGCTTATTTTTGTAGATAATATAGCATTAATTATTTTTTCTTACTTGCAGATTTTGCTCTACCCTTTGCGTTTTCTCTTGCAATAGCAAGATCATTTGCTTGATTTTCACGATCTACTTGTAATCGTTCTCTTTCTAATTGTAATTTCTGTAGAGCTTGAGAATTCTTTGATTGAATTTCTGACATTTTAAGTTGATAATCTTTCGAAGCTTTATTCAAATCATTGTCAAGTCTACTCATTTCAAGTACATCAGGGATAGCATTATTATTAGCATCTTCACCTTCCACCTTACCAAATCCTGTAGCCTGAATAATAGCAATTTCTTTTTTGCTAATTCTATCAAGTTCTTTCTGATAATTATCATTTGCAACTTGCTCCTGATGTTGTTGTGCTTGCTGTTGTAATTGTGCCTGTGCCTGTTGTTGCTGTTGTTCCAACTGCTGTTGTGCTTGTTGTTGTTGCTGTTCTTGTGCAGCTATCTGTCTGTCTCTCAAACCTTTAAAGGTTTTTTTCATTGCCCTTGTTGATTTGGTAGAATAAAGTTCAATGATATCATAGAGTGATCCACCATTCTGAATAACAGCTTGTGAGAGTTGACGTAACTCATTAAACATTTGTGTATCTTCAGGACGATTTGTTAAGAATACTTTAAGATCACGGAATCTAATATCTGAACCATTCACTTGTACAAATGCAGATTCTCCTTCTGATGTAATATATGAAAGGGTTGATTGTGGCTTACTACTTTCTACATAAAGGGCAGCATCAATAACTGCCTGATATAATTGCCCTAATACATACTCGTGAGCAACGAATAGAGGCTCTGTCTGCGAATAACTTTGTTGCATGGCAGTATTGGTCCCTGTAGCAGATTCACTCGCTGAGATGGAGCCCATGCGCTGTTTAGACATACCTACAAGTTCCCAACACTCATTCTTCATTTGTTGTGCTAATGTATAACGAGATTGGATTTCTTGTGTTCTGGTTAAATCTATATCTCTAAATTGATTAAACCCTGATGGACTTTTTAAATTCTCAGGACTATCATCAATAAATACTACTCCTCTATTACGTGCTTCTAATTCCCACATATCTAATGCATCTTGTGCATCTCCATCTTTTGGAACAGGAATATGTCTAATAGATGTTAAATACACCTTTCCTATTTCTTTTTCAAGAAGTTTGTAAAGTTGATTCATACATACATTATATATCACCTGAAAAGGTTTCATGAGATCAACAAGACTTCTGGCTTCTGTATTCTTCACTTCATACGTTGTTCCTATAATAGGACAATAGGTTAGAAGTTTAAATGGTTTAATATGATAGATATCTGGACCAATTTTAATTCCTTGATACCATTGATTAATCCATCCCCATTCAAGACTTTGTTGTGTTGGTATAGTTCCTGATTTATAATTTTCATCAACAAGAATTGATTGCTCATTTCCCATTTCATCTTCATAAATCAATTTACCTATTTTCTTTTTAGAAAGCCAATAGCCTCTTACCACTACATATTTATATCCAAAGGAAGAAACATTTGATGTTAATCCTAAGAAGTCTTTAAGTCCATCATTGTTCTCTTTCATTTCACTTTCAATCATCATTCTTGTTTGTAAAACAAGTGGATCAAAAGTATCATACACTACAGAATCTGTACCAGGAGTGACATCTGGATTTCCAAGATTGGATTCACGAACATTTATAAGTCCATAGTCTTGAAGAGAAGAACGTAAGTGATCTATTTCTTCCTTAGTAAGATCTGGAATACTTTCAATAATTTCTGAAAGTTCCATAACTTGCACCATACCAGCAGCATAGGCTCCCTGTGCTCTACCTGTTGGATCTGAAATCCATTTCCTATCAGGTGTTGTAAGAAACCAAGTGTTCTTAGGGTTAGCCACTTCTATGTTAAATCCAAGTTTTGAATTGTCCTCATAGATATGATAAAACTCTCTGGCTGAAATTAGAAGATCCCTAAAGGTGTCTTCACTCTTTTCTTTTAAATTAAATTCAGCTTTCTGACAAGTTAAGACATGATTTCCCCATTTTTCTGCAACAGATGTATAAGAATTTAATTCATCCTTAACTTCCTCCATTGTTAGTTTCTGTAAATCTTCTTCTGAAATTTCAGCTCCTTCCATTGCTGCCTTTTCAAGAATCTTTTGTTTAGCTTCTTGAAGCACATACTCCTGAAGAATCTGTGTTTTAAATTCTAATTCTTCAGACTGACTATCATCATCAAATGCCTTCACCCTAAATGTATCAGGTCTTTTTGATATTTCCCCAATCAATTCATTTATAGGAGTAGTAATTATAGAATAATGTTTTACATATGCAGGAAGTTCAATATCTGCTTGTAACATTTCTGTAAAGCTCTTAACCTCAGGCTCTTGGTAAAAATCTTCCATTCTAAGAATCCCCTTCATAAGATCGTAATTCTTAACGAAGGTGTCCCTGTTCTTTACATATTCGGCATAAGCCTTATTTGAAAAGTAATCCATAGTGTTTTTCACCCAACTCTCATCTTGTTTTTCTTTGTCAGTCTTAAACTGATCAGGAAAAATATTGAGATAGGCATACCGTATGGTAGCGTCTTTTGTATATCTAATGATTGCCATTATGTAAATAATTTTTGTTTTTTTCTATTAAATAATCCTCGTGATTCTGTGAACAATGGGTTCTTAGCTCGGTTTGCTGATAGAGATTTTATTCGTCCATCACCACTCCCCCCTACTCTACCCATAATAGGATCCATCTTAATTGCTTGAGCTATAGCTAGTTCTGCTGCAACAATACGGTCAAAGTTTCCCTGATCATTATACTGAATGGTTTCTTCTAATAATACAGGATCAAGAATTCTACTCACTCCTATTACCTCTCTTATAACCTTACCATTCTCATCAGTTTCCTTATATACAGTTTCTTCCTGATATTTTTTATAACAATTGTGCAAATAATCAATAATCTTTTGTGCACTTCTATGTAATCCAAACTCACGTTTAACTGTAGTGTTAGGAACAATCTCTAATAACCATTCAGGTTGTTTTTCAAGATAGTGAGAATCTCCCTTAGCCTTCATATATTCTATAAAGGAAATATCATCATTCTCACATAGAGTTCTTGCATTATAATATTTAATAAGGAGTCTTGCCTGTTCTTCCCAAACTTCTTTTTTATCAGGACGTGCACAATAAGATGCTACAAACATATCCTGATACTTTTCTCCCATTATATCATGCATACGTTTATATATGTATACAGATCCTAAGGACGAACTATATGCAGCCTTTCCTTGTCTATAAGGGTCAACTCCTGCTGTATATAATCCATAAGGAGGACTCTCAACAGGAAACTCATAAATCACAATTGGAGCATCCTTATTATCACTATTCTTAAGTGGGAAGTTTGTAATTGGTAACTTGTCTGTAAACTCATGTGAAACTGCTCCTTCATTTTGAAACAAGATTACAGGAATTCCTGTACGTTCTTGTTGTAACAATTTGGACTTCTGACGTTTAGCAGCCTCAATATCAAAAATGTTTGTGTCTTCATTTAAAAATATATCATCCACTTCTTTTGGATAGTACATTTTCTCTTTTAAATAAGCTATACGATCTCCAGCTTTCTTTAATCTTTCCAGATTTGTGTCTGTAATCTGTGTAGCTTTCTCTTCATTAGATACCAACATAGGTACATCATACAAAGGACTGCCTGTATCTGATTCCAAAAATGTTCCAAGCGTAGAAGGCTCTTTAGCCTCCATCCTATATTTATTCGATAGAAATAATCCATGTACCCTATTTTCATCCTTGCTGTTATTATAAGTAAGAAAATTAAAATTGTCAACATCGAACATAAGACTCTTAGCATCCATAAATCTCTTCATGTCACCACCTGTTCCTGTAAGGATTGGAGAACATCCCCATCCATAAGGTGTGGTGAAACCAGGAACAGCAGCTTGGAAACCTCTCAAGAAGTTTCCTTTTCCTATTTCATCTATTATAAGTTTTCTGGGTTTTGTACCAGCAATAGCTTCTTCATTATTACCTTCATCAAGATTTCGAATAAGTATCTGTGAAAAAGGAATACGTTCACCTGCTCTTGTTTTAATACCAAGTGTAACCTGATTCTTCCAATTATCTTCAACTCTTTGCCATCTCCAGGCTTCAGGAATAAAGTTTAATCCTTTATCAAGTTTGTCTGTAATTAGCTTTATATCAGGAGCATTCAAACCAGCTATAATATTCTGGGAGTTCTCATCAAACGTGGCTCCCCATCCTATATATGAAGCCTCAATAACGCTCTTTGCAAAACGTCTAATGCCAAGAATAACTAATCCTTTCCTTTCTTGATGTGCCCTATCTATCTCGTTTGTGACAATCCATTCATTATCTCTTAATAACGGATTTGCATATTTCTGTGCTATTCTTCCTCGCTCATCTATAATATCAACCTCTGTATGCCAAATATTTAAATGCCAATATAAGAAGGGATTTATATACACCCCATTCATCATAAACCCATTTATACATAATTCTTTATGAAATTCAAAGAACGCTTTATGTTCATCTGACTCTCTATCTGGAATTCGTTTTTGATTTATGAACCAATCTTTATAATCTATAGTCTCTAATATCATTTTCTACTCTTTAAGAAGTCTTCAGCCATAGAACCTAGTCCTACACCACCTCTCACTTCTATCTTTGCTTCTTCCTTCTTACGTAGATTATCTACCACCTCAAGAAGGGCAAGATAGTTTTTCATTGTTTCCTGTATAAACTTTCCCTGACTCTCAATTGAGGCAATCACCATAGGAAGCAATCCTCCTTTAGCTGTTGGCTTCCATTCAATTCTATCCTTTAATGTGTGTAATGGATTTGCATCCACATACATTTTCCAAGAGGAGAGTTGTTCTTCAGCCCAATCAAGTTCCGTATTAATATATGTAGTTTTATTCGTAGTCTTCGCCATATAGGTCTTCCTTTAATAATGCATTAAGATTCATTCCATCCTTTATAATAAGTTCTATGTTGTCTTCATGAGGAATATCAAACTCTAATTCAGCACTATATTTGGTTAGGGCAAACAACATCTCTTTGTCTGATAAAGACCAAAGATCATACCCATCCAATGCTGTAGATAAATGTTTTCCCATATTATAACTGGGATATTTAGCATGTAATGCCTCTATCACCTTTATCACCTTATTATAAGGTTGTGTCTTTTTCATAATTTACAGCATAATTCCTGCACCCTTTGCAGAGAGTTTTGCTACAGCATCCTTTATAATAGAATGTAGAAGCGTTTGAATCTGTGAATTAGCTATTTTTTGTGTAGTTTCGTCAATTCCTGGTGTGGCACATAATGCTGCCAACCTCTCTATTAACATCATTGCGTCTTGTGTAGTTTGGTTATTTGTCATATTAGTTGGTTTATGTCGTCATCTGATAAAATATTTTCTTCGCCTTCAGGAATAAATCCTACCACTTCTGGGTCCATATATTCCACTCTAACAATAAGGTTCATTACATCCTGATCTTGATTGGCAATTCCTACAATATCAACGTAATTAGCCCCCTCCTGATAGAGTTCTTCGAGCGTTTTTATAAATGGTTCCAAAGGAATCTTCTGTAATACCACTTGGTTATTCTTCTTTTTCATCATCGTCTTGTGTTATTTCGTGTTCCTGTTTCTTCGTTAATACTGCCTTCCAATAATCCATAGGACATTTGCAAGAAAGACATTTGGTTTTAGCACTCAATGTACATCCACATCGTGTACAATAATCATCTGGACGCATAGAGGATTTTAAATGTTTGGAATGATGTTCACACGCATTGCACATTTCCATTCTCTCATTCCCTACAACACCTATTAATTCCTTTATATCAGAAGGAGGAATTAATTTGTTTCTCCACCCTTCATATAATTCATTAATCTTCATGGAGTTTTGATTTTAATAATTCTATATTCTTTGTTGTTGAAATTAGTTTTAATTCTGCAGCCTTTTTCTTCTGGCTTGAACTGTCAAGATTTGAAATAACATCCTCACAATTCTTCTTCTGTAAAAGCAGACTCTTCACCTTATATCCTGCCTTCTTCTTATTAAACCAAAACTTCCCAAATCCAGAAAACTCAAGACTATCGTTTGTGTCCAAAGCACTACGTGCCACGTTAAACTGATGATTAACCACTTCCTCAATTATCCTTTCAGAAATCATCATCTTCACAGAGAGCTTACGAATAAGCCATTCCTTAATTGATAGACTTACTGGCTTCTCCATGCGTCAATTTTATTTCTAAAACAACATCCTTTTCAAAATCCAGCACTATCACAGGATTAACCCTCACTTTATTCCCCTCCTTAATAAACACACCAAGACGTTTAAGCTTGGAAATAATATTATTTATTGTAGGAGAACTTGTAGAATACTTCTTACAGAAATCTTCCCTAATATTAGCATAAGAAATATTTCCCCTTATAGCAGCAAACGCCACCAATTGTATTTCTCTCTCCGTGAGATGTAATTTATTAAGCACAGAAAGCACACTATAATAATCCTGTGCAAGGGCAAACTTATCTTCTGCCTCCTTCTTTAGCTTCTGTAATATAATCTTGTTGGTCATAATGTAATTAATAAGCACAAAGATACATAAAATTTATTTTATAACTAATATTATTATTTATTGTGAATGCTATATTATGCCCTAAATTTTTATATCCTATATAAAGGACATAAGAATCTTTATCAACAAGGAAGACAATTTATCCTTCATATGCAATAAAAAATTTTAAATGTGAGGACGTTTTTATTCCCTCCCCCCTTTGAAATTTTAAATTTGAAGCCCCCCTTGTATTTGTGAGAGGAGGTTACTACCAATTTCAACCCCACGCAAAATAAAAATAATTGGGGTTACTCCCGTCACTAAAAACAACACAACATTATGTTAGCATTTCAAAACTATGTTCGTAGCGAAGGTACGCTACAAGAAATTGGAACAGTAATCAGCCAAATTACAGGCGGTAAATTACAATTCTGTCCAGGAACCATTGACCGTTATAACAGCGGTACAATTAAGGCAATGTCGATTTTACTATTCAACAAAGCAGGCGAGAGCGTTAGTGTGCCAATGTCCAAAGCATTAAGCACGCAAGTTGCGAAAGCTCTGCAGGGCGGTATGATGAAGAGCAAGATATTGGCAGCTATTTCAAAGCTGCCAATGTACGAAGATGAAGATCTTACCGTAATTGGACGTCCACAGGGTAGCGCAGAAGAAGAGTTGGTTTTGGCTGTTGCTGAAGCCAAGAAACTAACTGTCACTTATGATGAATTGATAGCATTCTAAAGAAAAGGGACTTTGTCCCTTTTTCTTTCATATATAGGGTGGGATGAAAGAATGTAATGGGTGGGCTAATAAAAAACACATTACATTCTTTTATTCTACTCCTTATATATATATATACATATTTTTTTAGTGTTTGATATTAAAATGATATCATAATGATGTCATAATAGGTAGGGGAATAACCCTCTCCACAATAACAACGCTCTTTGAAACAGAGCGTGTTTGAAAAAAGTTGGAAAGATATAGCATTACAATAAGAAAAGAATTTATTCTTTCTCTCTCTTGTATAATATATTTATATATTCTTTCCTTAATATAATAATGAAATTTACCGCTTGAAACTCTGAATGTTCCTTGAACAGAGTATAAACAGTTCTAAATACAAGAGGTGCATGGTAGCTCAAACCTAAAATAATAAGATCATGAAAACAACAACAACCCATAAACTCACACCTTCAATGGCGCAGGAATTTGCTAATGCTTTTGTAACAGAAGAATATATTGATGGTTGGAAAAGTTCATCATTTATGTATTCTCCATTGGACGATATTAATTATTCTAAAACAATTTCACATGAAATGTTTGATGAATATAAATTTACCGATGGTAGCTCAATAATGATTGTTCCCGCACAAGTAGGGAGTAGTTGTTATGTTATGTAAACTTCTTGAGTTTCCCCAATATCCTTAATAGGTGAGGGGAGACTATTTAACAAACTAACTTATAGAAATCATATTAAAAATATATACATTTTGGTCAAGGCATTATAATGAAGTAATTATAATAGTTGCTAATAGTTATGATGAAGCAGCAGTTAAATTACATGAAATATATATGCCAGGTTGTGATACAGATGATTGGATTATTGGAGGCTCTATAAATTGTATAGAAGATCAATCTATGTCTGTTAATATACCTAAATAATATTTAAATGTTGCTTTGATTGATTTTACCCTTTGCTCTTTTAGGGTGTACTTGTACAAATAATAGGGAGAGCTCTTGTAATTGGATTTATGACAGAATAGGTCCTAACCATTAAGTTTATGGAGAGTCAGAGAAGACTGAATTCAATAAAACTCAGTTATATTTAGTAATGATTCAATGTAGAAATATATTGAATCATTACTTTATTCTTGATTTGGAATAGTGCTATATTATATAGCATTTGTTGTTCGATTCAACACATAGAAACAAACCCAATAAAACAAATATTATGAATAACGTATATGAAGTTGTATCCACTAATTTAGACTGCAATGATGGCAGTTTTACCAATGTATTATTTGCATTGAAAACAGATGCCTTTGAATATTGCAGAAAAAGTCTTTTACGGATAAACCCAACTAATGTTATTGAGGACATTAATGGTGAGTTAAAAGAATATGACGGTAAGGATTTATATTACAGTCCTTCAGAAGGATTATCTGCTATATATTACCGTTCACATTACGGTAATTATCGTTGTGTCTATTATGTACAAGAACGTTGTATTAATTAATATGACAAATATTCTTGAAGTTTTGGTAAAATCATCATATGCTTCTTATACTGAGGCATATGATGATCTTTTCAATCAAGATTGTATACATCTTGGTTGGTTGAATTCTGGCATACAAATTCCTGATTACTTTATCTTTCAAAAAGCATACAGTAATAGGAGTGGTAGTTCGTGTTTATATGTAGATCCTATTTATAGAGTGATGTATTCTGTAGATATGGGAGATTAATAAAATATATACAGCCAAATGTCTAAATAATAAGGACATTTGGCTGATTTAAACTTAAACCCAAAAACAAATGAAAACAGTAATAGCAAATAGTAATACAGGTTCCACGCAAGTGTTGAGCCTAAAGGATTATAGATGTGAAAGTTCACGTCTTCCTAAGAAAGAACAATCTCAAGACTTTGATACAAGGTATTGGGAAAGAAAAAGTCACAACGAAAAGAAAATGCTAAAAGCCTATAATAGGCTAATAGCATTATAAGAAATTTTGGGTTCACCCAATATACACAGACTATGTGTTGAGGGTGAATCTTTTTTAAACTTAAATCAAAAACAAATGAAAACATTAATAGCAATTCTCTCATTTATATTTATATTTATGGGACTATTTTTCTTATTAAGTCTAATTGGTATAATATGGACAAATTCTTATCGAACTGTACTTGCAGAGCAAGGTTGGTTCATATTTTACACTATATTTATAGGTTGGTGGTCAGCAGGACTATGTTCACACGAAATATACGAAAAGTTATGATAGAAGAAGAAATCAATCATATACATTTCTGTTTAATGGAAGCAGAAAAACATGGATTAATGGCAGAGGTAGTAGCCTCTGCTTTGTTTGCAATAAAAGACGATCCTAAAATTTCCATAATTCATGCCATTGATATTGGTATAGATGAATGGATTAAATAATTATAAGATGAGCAAAGATAGATATGAAGCTTCTGCAGCCTTAACATTTTATGGAATGGTTGCAATAATAATTCTTCTCATTGTATTATTAATACTGAAATAATGAAAAAATTATTGATAATAGCAATGTTTGTTCTCCCGTTAATGGTTGTAGGACAAGTAAATAATTACAGAGCCTTTCACGCTACAATTGGAGTGTGGGATGAAAATCGTGAAGAATGGAATTGGGATAATCCTAAAGATATAAATATTGGGATTGTTACTAATATTGCGGATCGTTCATATGTAATATATGCAAAAAAGACTATTGCATTAAGCATTATAACGATTGAACAAATTAAAGAAACTGCTAATACAGTCAGTTATTTGTTTGAAACTCTTGATCAAAATGGTGTATATGTTGTAGTTACAGAAACCATTCCTAAAATAGAAGGATATGCGTATATAATTACGCTTATATATCCTGATTTTGGAATTAGATATGAAGTTGAAACCCTAAAATAATATAAAATGAAAAATTTAATACCGTTTCAAATCCTTGACGAAAAAGGATTAACAAGTGTGCATTCAGGTGCAATTAGTAATCTTTGTAATCAACAAGCTCGTGAAATTGACGCTATTATTGCGTCAATTAATAATCATAGTGAGAAATTAACTCACAAAGGATCAGATTATAATTTAGTAGATGCATATTTTATGCCTGTTAATATTATAGAATTGATTATTCGTAAAGGAGAATTACATTCTTTACAAGCTTTCTTAATGGAAGGTGTAAAAGCAAAAGATGCTATGCTGTCTTCATTGAAAAGAGCTCCTTTTGAATATGAAGATAAAGCTCCTGATTATCCTGAAATGGACAAATTAATAGAAGGAAAAGAATTTACTGAACAAGATGTACTTGATACATTTAGTAAAGAACAAATTGGTGAATATTTATATAATGAGAGCATTGCTGCTCACATTGGAAGATTTATTCACGATGGTGGTAAACTTTCTCAATTGAGAAAAGAACTTCCATTAATTCCTCCTACTAAATGGCATTCTATTATTAAGGATGAACAAACTCCTGTTAGAGTGACAAAACACCACAGTGCTTCTCAACTTTCAGCATTACATGAAGAATTAGCAGGATTACATAGGAATGCAGAGAAAAGAGTAAATTATTATAAAGCTCTGATTCTTAATAATGTAGCTGAAATGAATGCAGCTGAAGCTAATCGTGTAGCATTATTAAATTCTGAAATTCAAAAAAGAAATCAGAATAAAAATGCAACACATGTAACTAATTGGGATAATTGGTCTACATTTAGACAAATGGCTCAAAATAAGTTTGAGAATGAAAGAGAGCAACAAATTAAAAAAACTGCTCAATTAAGAATAATGATCCCAGCAGAACTTCAACCTATGGTTGATGAATTCATGGCTAAACTTGAAGATAGATAACATTAATTGGTAGACAAGAGATAAGCAAACGCTGATTCTCTTGTCTTTTATAGTAAATAATAAGGTCACATAAAAAACAATATCTAAAAAGACAAAATATAAATATAAATTCTTCTGCTTCTTCACAAAATAATGCCCACGCTTATTCCAGAAATAAATTTCTGGTACAGCAAAAAACAATAGTCGTTGTTTTGGTCTTTGCCTTTGTTGTGAGGAAGGTCTTTGTTTTTATTTTTGTTTTTATCATTGTCTATATGCCTTATTATTTACTAACATTTTTTTAACCTTATAAAACCCAAAAAACAATGAAAAGATTACCATTAATTCTCGCAGGAGTAGTAGCAATATGTTTATTTGTATTGTCTCTACCATTTTTAGCAATCCTATATATATTAGGTTGTGATGATGTATTTAAAAAATATGGAAGAGCTCTCACAAGTATAACATTTAACAAACTAACCTATGAAAAAAGAAATTATGTCTCTAAAGGAATTTCTAAATTTTAGAAAAGAAGCATTTAAAGCAGAAGAAGAATTTATATGTAAGATTCTTCCTGGAGCATTTTATGAAGTGATAGCAAACGAAGTCTTTTTAACTAAATTAGGATTTTAACTATGTATACAACAGCAGAACTTGTATTAGCTAATTATAAACCATTGGTTCTTGAAAAGGGTATGTTATTTATGAATACTATTCATATAGGAACTCCTAAGGAATGTGTTGAGGTGTGGGCATTAGATAAACTTCCTCAAGATATAGAAACATTTACCATAAAGAATGGATATCCTGTTGAATTTCTAATAATTGATCAAGAACAGAATATAATGGCTGAACATCATGATATTGGATATTTTGATGAAGGAGATGAACTTGATACTCTTAGAGACATAACATTACGTGATCTAAATGAGATTCTTTCTAAATATGGTGGTATGTTAGAAATAGATGCTACAATAGAAGAAAATGAAGTAATTCCTATATTTAGAGAACAAAAAGTTGTTATAAGATTTCCTGTTGAAGATTATGAGGAATTCTTTGATGATTTTTCAACACTCGAAGAGTTATGAGTATATCCATAATTGGAAAAAATAGTGAGTATGTCTTCAATCGCAGTTATTGGGATTGGAGACCTATACTCGCTATTTGTGAAAAGGTTATAGAAGATCAAAAGCTTAATTATAACACCGAATATTGGGGATATAATGATGGTGCAGGTCTTGAAAACCAAGAACAATGTGACAAGTTAGCAAATGGAATGGTAGAATATGTTAAGAATTTAAACTATTCTGATCTTGAACTTGTATATGTAAATTCTGGAACATGGAGAGATATGTTTAATGATTTTGTTTATGATAATGATATAACAACTAAATTAAACAAGGAATATCCCATAGGACAAGTTTTACTAAATCCAATTATATGTGAGGATGGAGAAATATATTATCCTTCTCATAAGACTACAATTTTAAATGTAAAACAATTTATTGAATTTCTTCATTATTGTGAAGGATTTAACATCACTTAAAACAAATTCAACTTAAAGCAAAATGAAAAAGAACTCTTGGAAATGGTTAGATGTAAATTCTAAAAAAGGATTTGCAATATTAGCAGGTATAAATAGACCAATAAATCCTGCACATGTTAGTAAATTAGCAGAATCTATTCGTGATTTTGGTATGTTTATCAGACCTATATTAGTAGCACATGTAAAATTTCTTCCTAGTGGACCAGCTTGGTATATTATTGATGGGCAACATTTGTATATTGCTGCTTTGAGATTAAAACTTGATATTCCATATATAGAAATGGAAGTAAATTCGTTAGAAGAATTAATTGAACGAATAGCTCAAGTTAATACTACTTCTAAACCTTGGGTATTGGAAGATTATATTACTAGTTGGGGATATTATAAACCTTCATATCAAGAATTAAAAAGGTTATATCAATTATATAATATAGAACGATCTATATTAGCAGAACTTTTACATACAGGCATTGTAACAGCAAGTCGTGCAGGAGGATCATCAATTCCAAAAGTTATAAAGAAAGGACAATTTAAAATCCTTAATTTACAATTAGCTGTAAAAGTGCTGGATTATATTACAGATCTTAGAGATATTACTAATGATCTTGGTAGACAAGAACAGCGATTGATTATTTCAATCATGATTGAAAAAATTAAAGCTGATGGAGGTTCATATAAACATGAAATATATAAAAAATATTTAACTTCTATTAAGAAGGATTTACTTATTGCTTCTAATGATATTGAAACTTTACGTTCACTTTTATCAAAATAATCGTTATCTTTGTAATAGATCCCTGTTCTTATTTATATAAGAATAGGGGTCTTAATTAAACTGTCGATGAAAGCAATAGTAATAACAATACTGTTTATTCTTTTTTCTGTAAAACATTTAAATGTGCAGGAAATAAAGAAATATGAAAATGTTATATTTTCAGAAAATAATCTCTATGCATATATTATTGCAATGGAGATTAAATACCCAGAAATAGTTTTTGCTCAAGCTAAATTAGAATCTTCTCATTTCAAATCTAAGATCTTTAGAGAGAACCATAACCTATTTGGCATGAAACTCCCACGTAAGAGAAAAACTACTGCTACAGGGGAGAATAGAGGGCATTCTGTGTATTCTAATTGGATGAGTTCTGTTCAGGATTATAAATTATGGCAAGATAGAATAATTCATAAGCTAAATACAAAGAATAAGTATTATGCATATTTAGGAAAGAATTATGCAGCAGATGAAAATTATGTTAAACTTCTAAAACGAATGAACTAATGGACAAAGTCTTAATTTATGACATAGAGACAATGCAGGAATTATTTCTTGTAGGAGTTTATAATCCTCAACTCAATTTATATAGAGAATTTGAAATAAGTAAATGGAAAAATGAACTTAATTCTTTTATTAATTGGAGTGATCGTAAAACAGACCATTATTGGGTAGGATATAATAATCTTCGATTTGATGCTCAAGTTATAGAATATATTATTCACAATTACAATAATTGGTATGATTTTACTAGTCTTGAATTAACTGCAATGATTGCTCAAAAAGCTCAAGATGTTATTCATGATTCAAATTATGATATATTTCCTGAATATAGAGAGCAAGATTTAAGTTTTAAACAATTGGATCTTTTTAAAATAAATCATTTTGATAATAAAAATCGAATGGTTAGTCTTAAAAGACTTGAATTTGAAATGGATTTTGAGAACATAGAAGAAATGCCTATACATCATACTAAAGTTGATATGACTCTTGAAGAAGTTATACAAACTAAAAAGTATTGTAAGAATGATGTTATGGCTACCTATGATTTTTATAACATTACTATTGGGAACACTGAACATCCTTTATATAAAGAGAATGATCAGATTGAACTTAGACAGAATATAGAAGAGGAATTTAATATTCCTTGTCTAAATTATTCTGATAGTAAAATTGGTGATGAAATGATTAAGAAATTTTATTGTCAGGAAAAAAGAATAGATTATAAAAAACTTCCCAAAAAAGGAACATTTAGAAAAAGTATTGAGGTTAAGAATTGTATTGCAAAGTATGTTGTGTTTCAAACTCCTGAACTAACAAAGTTTTATAAGGATATACAGAAACGAACTATGAAAATGCAAGATGAATTTCTTGAAGAATTACATTTTTATGGTAATACTTATACATTTGCAAGAGGTGGACTTCATTCTGTTAACACTCCTAAAATATTTAAGGAAGATGATGATTATTTAATCATTGATTGGGATGTAAGTTCATATTATCCTGCTATTATCATTAACAATGGTCGTTATCCTGCACATTTAGGGAAAGAATTCTTAAGAGGCTACAAACAAATGTTTGACAGACGATTAGAACTTAAACCTTTGGCTAAAAAG